ACCTTCCAGTTGGCTTTGAAACAGTGCCCGAAGAGGACTTTCAGGCCCGCGAGGCACTGACTACTGCCCGTGTAAAGATGTTGCTCAAGACCAGTTGGTTTGGTACAATGGCTACTCGTCTCCCACTTGTTAATAGTGATGCATGGCTGAACACAGCCGCAACAGATGGCAAGTATTTTTACTATAATTCCAAGTTTATTAACATGCTAAAGCCAGGAGAACTTATCTTCTTGTTTGGGCATGAAGTACTGCATAATGTATACGAGCATTTAGGTCGTAGCAAGCAAAACAAACACAATCCAATGCTATCTAATATTGCCGCAGACTATTGCGTAAACAGAGATTTGAAAGACAATCGTATTGGTACTTTTATTACTACTGTACCTGCGCTGTATGATCGCAAGTATGATGGCATGAGCATGGAAGAAGTTTATGACAGCCTTTACGAAAATGCTGACAAGATTGATATTGAACAACTTGTAGATCAATTGTTAGATGAACACTTGGACGGCGAAGATGACGGACAAGGTGATGGTGGGCAGCCGCAAGAAGATGCAAATGGTAACCTTGTTAGTAAAAGCAAGCCTAGTTATACTAAAGAGCAACGCCAGGAGATCAGAGACAATATTAAAGAAAGTCTACTACAAAGTGCCGCTGGTGCAAGTGCTGGTGAAATGCCTGCAGGTGTAAAGCGCATTATCAAGGACCTTACAGAGCCTAAGATGCCCTGGACTGAACTGCTTAACATGAGCATTCAAAGTACACTAAAAGGCGATTACAGTTTTATGAATCGCAGTAAAAAAGGTTACTTTAGTGATGTTGCACTGCCAGGCATGTTGCCAGAAATGACAATAGATATTGCTATTGCTCTTGATATGAGTGGCAGTATTTCAGACACAATGGGCAAAGAAATGCTTAGTGAAGTTAAAGGCATTATGGAACAGTTTGCAGACTTTAAGATCAAAGTTTGGTGTTTTGATACACAGTGCTATGGATATGAGGAGTTTACTCCACAGAATATTGACGAGATAGAAAACTATGTTATCACCGGAGGTGGTGGTACAGACTTTGATTGTAACTGGACATTTATGAAGGAGAACGAAATCCTTCCTGAACGTTTTATTATGTTTACTGATGGTTATCCTTGGAACAGTTGGGGCGATGCAGACTACTGTGATACTGTGTTTATTATTCACGGCAGTGACGACATTAAACCTCCTTTTGGAAACTATGCCTACTATGATCAGAATAAATAGATAAGGAGACCATTGTGCGTTATTATATTATTTTTTGCATCCTTAGCGTTATAGGCGGGTTTGTCTATGGCAGTGCTTTCGGACAAACCTTGGATAGCACTCCAGAGGATGAGAATGTTTACTGGGCAGCAAAGCCTGTACAGTGTGGACCCACTAAACAAATGTTTGAACAAATGGCAGAACTTGGACAGAAAGCAGCATTTGGTGGACTAGGACTTGCCCATAGTGAAAACTATGCAGGCTCACTTAACGTTTTTAACTTCCTGGCGGTAAACATGGAAGATAATACCTGGGTTATGGTAGAAGTAAGCGAAGATAAAGAACTTGCTTGTGTTACTGCATATGGACAAGGCACTGAATGGAACCCTAAGCAATTAGAACAATTCACTAATCCAAATACTTATAATACCCCTAAATTCCTGGATAAATAATAATAGTAGCATATTACTATTATTATTGACATGCAGACATATTTCATATAAAATACATATAAGATATATCAAAGACACAAGGAGATTCGAATGTCTGAAGAAGAGAATTTGCCAGCGGATACTGCAGAATCCGTAGCAGAAGAAGATCAAATGGTTACAGCACCACAGTTAGGTGTTGCAGATTTAAAACTTGCAGCAAACATTATTGAAGTTGTAAGCAGTCGCGGTGCTATTAAAGCAGGCGAAATGGCAGCATGTGGCGAACTCTATAATAAACTTATGGAGTTTTTAGTTGCAAATGGTGCTGTAGAAGTATCAGCGCCAGCCGAAGAGGCTGAAGGAGAATCAGATGATTAAGCATGTAGGTAGACACAATGAACAGAAAGTCGCAGTAATATTCCGCGAGATCCCTGGCGAAGAGCACATGGCACTGGTTACATATCCAGATCGACTTGCACAAAATACACATGATGATTTAATGAACGCTATCCAAAGCAACAAAGGTCAAGAAGCAAGAAATTTGGGAGAAGCATTGCATGGTATTGTTGGTTCAAGTGGTGAATCAATTCTTAATCAATTACATAAAAATGCGTTTATGAAAAAAGTTCGTACACAAGATATTATGATGATTCCTCGTCCTAATACTCCTGGTGTAAGACTTGATGAACTTAACAAAATTATTAATGATTTGGATACTGGCAGTGATGCAGCAGGTAAACTTGCTGAATTGGATGCTAACGCTGGACTTGCTGATCCTCAAAAGAAGGCAGCAGGCATTCAAGCGGCAGCGGATGTTGTTGGAACACCTGGATTACTGCAAGATTCAGATATTGCTCGTAACCTAGTTACACAAGCAGATCAAATGCGCACTCAGATTGCAGGACTGGAAGCAGAAGCAACACGTTTAATGGAAGAGGCAGCAACACTTGATCCAAGCCTAGCAGCACCTAAGAAAAAACGTGGTCGTCCAGCAAAGGCAAAAGCATAATATGAAAGTTCAACTGGTAAGTTATAGCAAACCTGCTCCAGGGTTTGAAGCAGAAGGTGTTGGTGACGTTCAAGAACTTATCGCATTTTGTGCAAGAGTAAGTAACCCTAGCGCACAAATTAACACCGAAACAAGTGAAAAACTTATTAGGTACTTGGTTAAACATCAGCATTGGTCACCATTAGAAATGGTCAGTGCTTGTCTTGAAATTGAAACTACTCGTGATATTGCACATCAAATTGTGCGTCACCGTAGTTTTAGTTTTCAAGAGTTTAGCCAGCGTTATGCTAATCCTGTTGAGGACATGCAATTTGTTAGCAGAGAAGCAAGACTGCAAGATATTAAGAATAGACAAAACAGTATTGATTTAGAAGATGACGAAGAGTCCAAAAAACTTGATCAACAGTGGCGGGCAAAACAGGATCAAGTTATTATGGCTGCAGACAAGGCATATCGCTGGGCTATTGATAACAACATTGCTAAAGAGCAAGCCCGTGTAGTTCTTCCGGAAGGACTAACAAAGACCCGTTTGTATATGAACGGTACTCTACGCAGTTGGGTTCATTATATTGAATTGCGTAGTGCGCATGGCACACAGAAAGAGCATATGGATATTGCTAAAGAATGTGCTACTGTAATCGCAGAAATCTTCCCTCTCGCAAACTCTCTTTAAGGAGATACACCATGGGTGCTAAACATCCCGAAGCAGTTATTAATAAACTACAATGCAATAAGAACGAATTCATACTGGCAGCAAAACATCTAGTAAAAACTGGAGTTGTAAAATCACCAGGTGATGCTATACGTTACATGGAAGCACAAAATAGTAGTGTAAGTGAAATTATAGAACAACTAGTAGTCAGCAAACAAACGGTAAAGATTTTAGAAGAATCAGATGAAGATCAAACTGAGTGACTTCCCAAAAATAAATTTAGAAAAAGTACTTGCCAGAACACAAAATAGTAAGAATTATATACTAGGACCCAGTGTGCAAAAGTTCGAGGAACAGTTTGCAGAATACACTGGGTCTGAATCCTGTGCTGGCACAGGTAATTGTACAGATAGTTTGCGTATGTGTTTGCAAGCACTGGGCATAGGACCTGGCAGTCGTGTAGCAGTGCCAAGTTTTACTTGGTTAAGCACGGCTGAAGTGGTAAAACAACTGTATGCAAGTCCTGTGTTTGTGGATATAGATCAAACACTATGCATGGATCCTAAAAGCCTATTACATGTAATTGACAGTGTGGATGCAGTAATTTATGTCAATTTATTTGGCAATGTTGCTGACATCTCAGGCATACAAACTGTTGCAGGCAGTGTGCCAGTTATAGAAGATAATGCACAAGCATGTGGAGCACTGTATAAAGGCAAGCCACTAGGTGCAACTGGTGTAATTAGTTGCTATAGTTTTTATCCTACTAAAAATTTAGCCACACTAGGAGATGCTGGTGCAGTCACAGGACCAGCAGACTTTGTAGAACAAATTAAACACCTACGAAACCATGGTCAGGCTAATGTTAAGTTTCGTGCGCACAGCGTGGGTTGGAATAGTAGAATGGATAGCATACATGCTGACATACTAATTAACGAACTAAACTATCTTACTGAGCGTAATATAAGACGTTGTGAAATTGCACAATACTATCGTGAAAATATAGATGCGTTTACACAAACTATTAATCCAGATTGCAAACCAGTGTATCACCAATATCCATTACTAACAGATAAATTTAGTGAACTAGACGACATACAAACTCGCAGTTATTATAATACTCCTATCCATAAACTAGCAGCATATAACACTGGACAAACGTTACCCGTAACAGAATACTATGCTAAACACAATATTTGTATACCAGTACATCCATATCTTACTGATGCACAAGTTACACACATTGTTGACAAGGTAAATCAATGCGTATAGCAGTAATAGGCACAGGACGCTGGGGAACAAACATTGCTAATACAGTCGAACAGAAATATGACTGTGTGCGCATTGATCTAGGCGACAGTGTAAACTATGATTATGATGCGGCTATTATTGCAACTCCTGCACCTACCCATCATTTTTTAGCAAATGAACACCTAGCAAAAAATATTCCTGTGTTAATTGAGAAACCTGTTAGTATTTTAAATGAAACTGTACAACATATTTGTGATGTTGCCCAAAGTAATAATACAGTATGTCAAGCAGGGCATATACTATGTTTTACTCCTAATACACAATGGATTAAAAACAGTTATCCTCTGGATACATTAAAAATGTTTGAAAGTCGTAGGTTAAATTGGGGTACTATTCCGCAAGGAGATGTGGATCTAGCACTACACCTAAGTGTGCATGATCTTGCACTACTGGATTATTTAAAGGGCGAAGAAATACAAAGTGTACAAAAGTTTAGTGAATTTACTACAGAATGTATAAATGCAGACTACGCTGTATGGAAAATAGATTACACCAGTTTTAGTGCAATGTTGCATGCAGGCTGGCACTATCCTCAGAAGTGTCGCAGTGTAACACTTGTAGGCAAAACAATGAGTGTATTTGCAGATGACAATACAGATACCATTGAACTGCGTGAAGGTAGATATTTAAACAGTTTAACAACTGACAAACAAGAAACCATTGTGCATAATGAAAAATTAACGCCCCTGCGTAAACAAATAGACAACTTTGTTTTTAGTATACTTACAAACAACTTGGAAAGCGTTAATGGTATAGCACATATACGCAGAGTATATAATAACTTGGAGAAACTTAGAAATGTATAAACGTATTCTTGCAATTGGTGCGCATCCAGATGATGTTGAATTAGGATGTGCTGGCACATTGTTAAAGTTTCGGGCACTGGGTGCTGATGTAGACATTGTAGTTGCTCGTGATGACAATGCGCCTCGTCCAAGTGTGCGCAGAGACAGAGCACAAATGCAAAGAGAGTATCAAGACAGTGAACGTGTATTAGGCATTCCATTTAATATTATGACTAATCCAGTTGACGCCACAGGCAGACCAAGACTGGAATGGAATAGTGCAAGTGTTACTGAAATGGATGCAGTAGTAAATGCAAAAGACTATGATTTAATTATTACACATAGTAAAGGTGACCATCACAACGATCATCAAAGTACTTTTAATATTGTTAACAGTAGCCTGCGCAGATACCGAGGAGAATTTTGGTGCATGGAAGGTGGACCTTATAGTAATAAAAATAAAACATTTACTCCAAATATATTTGTTGACATTTCGGACTTGATTGATCAGAAGTTAGATAGTATAATGTGTTATACAAGTTATTTTGATGAAACATTATTGCATAATATTCGAGGTCTTGCAGCATATCGCGGACAAATGCTGGGTGTACAATACGCAGAAGCATTTGATTTACAGTACAGGAATATACGATGAAAAGAATACTTATACTAGGTGGTCATGGATTTATTGGCAGTCATACTGCTAACTTATTAAAAGCACAGGGACATACAATAGGTGTAGTGGATTGTTATCACAAATACTATACTTTTCCAAAAGATGAATATGATTGTGTACTAGAACAACGGCAGACTCATTGCGGTGCAGATCAAGTATTCCCAGGACAAATTGAGGATCCTGTGTTTATGGAAAACACATTTAAACAGTTTAAACCCAACATTGTTATTCATGTTGCTACATATCCAAATGCTTACATGGTTAAGCGTAACGTGATTGATGCAACAGGTAATATGATAACTGCTACTGCAGTAACACTGGATCTGTGTGTAGAACACAATGTGGAACGTATTGTGTTTGCTAGTAGTAGTATGGTATATGGTGACTTTACTAGTGATGCGCCTGTTGAAACAGCAAGAACAGATCCTCTTACACTGTATGGTAGTTACAAACTACAGGGCGAAAAAATGTGTCAGATTTGGCAACGTGAAAAAGGATTAGAATATACTATCCTACGCCCTAGTGCCTTGTACGGAACAAGAGATATGATAGTGCGTGTAATTAGTAAACTAGCAGAAGCAGCACTTACCACTGGAGAACTGCGTGTACAAGGTCCTGATAATAAATTGGACTTTAGTTGGGTGGAAGATGTTGCTAGTGCTTTTGCTACAGCCGCTACACACAAAAATTGTGCTAATGAAATTTTTAATTGCACTAGGGGCAAAGGTCGCACTATTATGGAAGCCGCTGAAATGGTACAAGCACGTTTAGGCGGAAGTATTACTACACTACCGCATGATGATTTCTACCCTAATAGGGATACACTTACTAGCAACAAACTAAAAAATTGCACAGATTGGAATCCTCGCATGGATATTGAAAGAGGTATTCCGCAGTATTTAGATTGGTTATTGGAACAACCCTACACAAAGAAACTACCACGTTATGAAAGCATTTAATTTAGATAGACACTGGAACGAAGTATGTGGCAAGGTATCACGTCTTGCTAATAAACAAATGTGTAAAGGTGTATTTCAACGTGGCGAACTAACACTGGAACTTGAACAGCGCATCTGTAAATTAACAGATCGCAATTTCTGTGCAACCTATGGCAGTGGCACTGCAGCATTAACACAGGGTTTACGGAATCTTAATTTACCCAGGGGTTCAGAAGTTCTAGTACCTGCATACACATGGATTAGCAGTGTAAGTGCAATTAGTCTTGCAGGACTTAAACCTGTATTTTGTGATGTAGATGCTTTTTATCACATTGATTTGACAAAAGCGGCAAGTAAAATTACAAGTAATACTAGAGTTTTACTGTACGTTACACTACTTGGAAACCCTAGTGTAAGTAATGTAGGGGCATGGTGTACTAGAAATGGCTTGCTACTGGTTGAGGATGCTGCACAAAGTTTTGGTGCTAGGCTTAGTGATGCAGTTTTTAGTATGCTAAGTTTTAGTCCAACAAAACCCTGCACTAGTTTTGGTAGTGGTGGTGCAATAGTAACAAATGATGCTGAAGTTGCAGAACTAGCAACACTGGGTAGATTGCATGGCAAGCGCGTCAACAGTGATGTAACAAATACACTTGGTATCAACAGTGTGATGAGTACACATGAAGTTGCAAGTGTGCTAGTAAACTTGGATTACATGGACACACATCAACAGAGGCGCAAAGATATTGCAAGCCAGTATTACAAAGAACTTACTGGTGTTGTAGAGTTTGCTAGATACAGAGAGTCTAGTACATATAGCAAGTACGTTATTAGACACGCAAACAGAGATAATATGCCTGGTACTCTGCATTATCCTGTACTGCCTCCAACCGAAAAACCTTATCAGCAAACAGTTCCAAAAATGGCTGCACAATTACAGAGTACAAGTATTACACTTCCTAACTGTGCATATATGACAGATCAAGAAGTTGAATCAGTTATAAAGGCTGTCAAATCGGCTGCGTAGCCACTGCCAATCATTTATTTGTTTGAGATCTTCTCCAGTTTTAGCAAACTCCGCTCCATCATTTGCTCCTCGTAGCACCCATTCACTATGGTCTCCGTGTGCATGTGTACACCACACTTCTAGTCTATGCCGTGTTTCAATGTCCACTTGTCCTGGTATACAACGACTTTGTAGTTTAGTACATTCACGAAATGCTGTGCGCCATGCACGATATGGATCCTCTGCAAAATGTGCAAATGCACTAAGTTCTGGGACAACTTGTATTGGAAAACTTGTAGTAAAGTCTACACCAAAATCATCTACTTCAGTGTTTAATAGTAAATCACAGTTATATAATATCACTCCCATTGTTCCATATTCTAGATCATTGCTCATGTTGCGAGCATTAAAAATGTAATGACTGGGTGTGCGCAATCTATCAGGTAAAAAATCAAATCCGAAGTCTGGATTAATTTGTGTTTTTGCAAATACTGCAAAGTAATGATCTGTGTCACTTATCTCAGCCGCACGGCGTAGTGCATTAAGTTGTCCTTCAACTCCGTGTAATCTCTTTGCCTGCGGATAGGATTTTTTTAGTATATCGTAGTTTAAATCGGCGTTTTTTTCGTCATAGGAAATGAACACTACATCTTGTGTCTTTTCATCTACTTTATAGTCAGTATGACGCAATATGTATGGGTAGTCATAGTACTGTGTCCGAAAATGCTGTTTACAGTCACGTGGCACTAGTAGTACGCTACCGTTTGTGCCAAAGGCGTGTAGATTGCGTTTTTCCCATAAATTAGGTTGAAAATCAAATCGTGCATCACTGTAGTATACCCAGTCATACATGTTGCCCAGTGTTGGTCTAGGCACACCATCGCTATGCCAGTTGATATGCTCGTACCAACCGAGAACCTTAAGGTCACCTGCTTGACGCTTAAAAGCGTCTACAGGTACTAAAAAAGTATCACCAAACTGTTGATCACCACTTGCCCAGCAGTGTATTTGTGTTGCTTCCCAGGGTACAGGTTGCCATGTAAAATCAAAGTCTGTGTAGTCACATAGATCACTTACAACCCATACATATTCTGTGGTTGCACGTTCTACTATGCGTTTGATAGTGGCTAGATGTGTATTGTTATAGCGTGTGTATTTTGTGTGTGCAGGCAGTTGTGCTGTACCGCCCATTTGCATGCAGTATATGTCAAACATCCCAGCCCAACGCAAACTTGGTTTCTTCAGGAATCATATCAGGACCAAAAGGAGGATCCCATACTAATTCACGTTCCACTTTATTAACACCTTCAACAGCCATTACTGCATCATAGATGTCCTGACAAATCTGATCTGCAAAAGGACACATCATACTTGTAAGCGTATGCTTTACAATTACACTTTCTTCTGCAACATCCAAGTGGTATATTAACCCAAGATCATATACATTAATGCTAATCTCAGGATCATGCACTGTGCGCAATGCTGCAATTACAAGTTCTTCACTTACCATATAGGACTTGGTTCCTCTGTTATTCTATAACTCTGATATATGCTCATGCGCCTTTTTGTAACAGGCGAGCGCATGCCATGTTCATGTTGCGTGGGGTTAAACATCAAGTACCCACCATTTTTAATGTAAGGAACACTGCGCCACATGCCATCTATGTAACAGTGGGTACCCATACTTTCGTCACCTTTGCAAAGATATATCTGTACATTAGCACTTAGATTAGGACTTAAATCTTTGTGTACTTCATTAATATAACCTTCATAATCATACCATAACTGTGTTGCATTAGCAAAACACGGTGTAGCAAAATATTCTTGTATCTTTTTTTCTATTTCAGGTAAGTGCAGTCCTTTTTTATAGTGTCCTTCGTCTCTGTTTAGTGCCCCTTGTCCCAAGCGTTGCCAGCAGTCTCGCTGTTTGAAATACTTGCGTAGTTTCTTTATTGTTGCTTTATCAAATGCATCTTCGATACGATAAAAGTCATCATGCAATTTCACTAACTGCATACTGTTACTCCATAACGTTCTTCAAATCTATCTGCATCACTGCGATTGTTTACCATTGGTTCGCCTTTGATATTTAAACTTGTGTTTAATAGCAGTGGACAACCTGTCAAAAAATACCACTTTTCAAGCAGCGCACGAACACCTGGATGATCGTTTTTGCCCACAGTTTGTACTCTAGCAGTTTCATCTTTATGCACAATAGCAGGATATAGTTCTGGGTTCTTTAAATAGTACACACCCTGCATATATGGATTTGTATCTCCGTGCATGTTAAAAACATCTTCAGCATGTTCTTCTAATACCATTGGTGCAAACGGACGGAACTTTTGTCTACGCTTTATTTCATTTACACGATCTTTAATATCCTCACCGCGTGGATCAGCAAGCAAACTTCTAGTGCCCAATGCTCTTGGTCCAAACTCTGCACGACCAGTAGCAACACCTACAATTTTATCAGTCATTAATTTTCCAATAACTGCATCAACAGGATACTCGCCTCCCATGTCATGTCCTAGATAAGGACCTTCCCACTGTAACCGTTTTCCATACATCAGTGCTGCAGCACCCAAACTACTACCGCAGTCACCTGGGTTAGGCATAATCCACAATTTGCGACAGTATCCACTAAGCATGCTATTTGCTACGCAGTTTAGAGCAACACCGCCCATGAACACTACATTGTCTCGTCTCGTACAATGCTTTTGAAATATACCGCGCAGTAATTGCTCTAGAACTCGTTGCGCGCCAGCAGCAATATCATACTCCGTTAATCCTGTGCCTGCGAAATGATCCTCATCAATACCTGTGTGTAAGTTGTCTACAAACTGTACTAGATCCTCGTCTTTAACAAGTTTTAGATTTTCTTGGTATGCATCCAAATAACTTTTGCCATATGCTGCCATGCCCATTAAAATGTATTCATCTTCCATGGGCTTTAATCCAACATACTTTGTTACTGCACTGTAGTAAAGTCCAATACTGTGAGGATACTGCTGGCTCCAGATCTTTTTATATCGTGCAATGCCTTTGCCCAATATTTGTGGTTCATACCAAGCATCCCAAACACTGATTGTATCCCATTCACCAATAGCATCCACTACTATAACTTTTGCACTGTCAAAAGGACTGGTTTGAAATCCTGCTGCAGCGTGACACTTATGATGACCATAACTTTGGACAGGTGCCCACATACGATGTTTGCGTAATATATTTTTTGGTGTTGTGCTAAAGTCCAGTGCTTTACGCCATTCGCCACTGTATAACTGTCGTGTGCGCTTTGACCAGTGATTCTCGTACCATGCTATGTGATTGGGCTCGCCATAACTGCATGCATCTTCAATCAGTGCATCATTTAAGTTAGCATCATTCTTTATGCCGCTATAACGCTCTGCATGTCCAGCAAAAAGGATATCACCTCGTTTATTAATTAGTGTTGCGCCAGCATCGTGGAAGCCTGCACTAAGTCCTAGAATTGTCATCGTTTAATACCCATGTCTTGCTACAATAATAACATACTGCAACTGGTCTGTCTAGTGTTATTTTTATAGTAAACAGTGGATGAGATTTATCTGGACAACTTAGTGTGCAGGGTTCATCAACTGTAAATGTTTCTTTACTTTTCAACAAATGCTTTCTCTTGTACAAAATTTCCTGCACTGCGCTTACTGCCTTCAGTAAATCCTGTGTCAATGAACAAATTTTTCATGTCTGTATTAAAATCCATGCTGCCACATATCATAACTTTATCGCTGTCAGGTCTAATAAATTTCCAATATTCATCATTTGCAATATGTTCTTGTATGCGACCACCAAGCACACCCTGCGCAGGTGTCTCCTGAGTTACAGTTGGATAGTAATTATGAATGCTATCACTGAGCATCTCTTGTAAAAAATCATGGTAAGCAAGTAGTTCATCATTTGTTCTTACTGACCATGCTAGGTTTATTGTAGTAAAATTATTGTAGGTATCTGGATCTCTAAGTATACTAACAAATGGAGCAATGCCAGTACCAGTAGCAAATAACCATAAATTGCCACCTAGTTCAATGTTTGCCATTGTAAGTGTGCCGCTGGTTCTTTCTTTTACTTCAAGTTTATCTCCAACATCTACATGTTGTAATTTACTTGTTAGTGGACCGTCAGGTACTTTAATGCTGTAAAACTCAAGGTAGTCATCACCAGGGCCTGAGGTGAAACTATATGCCCTGGTAATGTTAGTTTCAGGTAAGCCAATCATTGTAAACTCACCTGCTGTAAATCTGAAACTACGAGGACGCTCTGTCCTCATACGAAACAGTGCGTCTGTATAGTGTTCTACTTCTGTAATTGATAGTATCATTTGTAAATAAATGGATCGCGCTTGCGCAGTTCTTTTAAACGTTTTCTATAACGTATTTCCATTTTAATTTTAGCAATTAATTTTTTAATCAAGTTCACCGTCTAGCCTCATTTCTTCTCTTATTTTTGTACCACTCACCTCATGTATTTTAGCACCTAAATCATGTTGTGTCAATGTGTAACCCACACCTCTTCCATAACTAATGTCTACGATATTTGGTACACGCATTATAATATAGTTTTCTGTATATGCATGACCTGCTGCCTCTAGTGAATCTCTAATGTTATGCCATACTTGTTCGTAATCAAATGGATTATCTTCCCAGCCCTCTACATCACGCACCTGTATTACAACTTGTCCAGTTTCCTCTAGTGCCTGCTCAAATAGTGCAGTGTGTCCACTGTGCCAGGGTTGCCAGCGTCCCAATAATTGCACTGTGGGCTTTTTCCAATCAAACATTATAATCTCTCCGTTGGTTTTCCTTGCTGAGCAAGCATGTAATTATTTACGACTTTTGTAAGTTCTGCATGTGTATCCTTAAACCAAGATGCTACATGATAGTTACAGTGTTGTACTGGTTCAAACACAGCATTAGTATCTTCGTATCGACCTTCAGTAATAGTATCCATCCATACTGTGTAGTCTGCTGCAAACGCTGCGCGGGCTGCACTAGTAGGACAAACAAAGTCTGCTACTGCAATACGTCCTGCCAGTACTACACCATCTGCTAGATGTCTCATGCGCTGTGCTTGCCTCATGCGACCCTCGAGTGTAAAGTCCCAGTCATCATACATTGTTCTTATTTTATCTGCGTTAAGCCATACACCGTTAATTAATTCACAAAACGGTTCTGCTAGTGTGCTTTTTCCACTACCAGGCAATCCGCATATTAATATTTTCATCTAAGATTCTCGAGTTGTAGTTGTTCATGATCTGCACTACTCCAATGATAGTCATATGTAGCACTACTAGATCCACATTCTATTTTATAGATATCTAAATAATCGCCCATCTGTTTCCAGATGTCCTGGGCATCTGTTGTCCCAAAACTATTTAGCAGGTCAACTGAACCCAATTTTAAATATCCTAGACTAAGTTGCGGGTTATATGGATTAAAACCATTTTCTGTTAACCAACTACTGAATCCTTGAATCTCATCTCTATGCCAGGGTGCGTTTTCAAATGTAACATCATTGCCCCATTCAACGTCAAACTCACCGCTGTAGTATTTTAAATGTGTTATGGCTTCACAAACTGCGTCAGTAAGCACTGGAGCATGTTCGTCTCTGTACACCTCCATAAGTGTTTTGCCTATCTGACACCAGTGCATGTACACCCCACCCAGTTCTCTGTTGTAACCGTTTTCTAAAAACCCAATGCGATGCTCATCATCTAATAGATGGCGCGGTGTCCTAGTAAATTGTGTAATTTGACTAGGGCGTGTCCAGTATGGATTCTGCACAACTTTACGCTGGCTCATGCACAGACTTTCTATTTCGTGACACAACAAATTAAGTTGTCTAATAGCATAGCGTATTTCCGCTGAGCAGTTTACTGTGTACTTGCTTGGATTTTCTACTGTGCCTTCCAGTACTTCAAAATGATTGTGTAGTATATTCATTACATCATGTTTAAGTACGAGACCTTTATTAACGGGATCGTCATCCATTCTGCCAATGGGATACTCTGGACCAAAACGTACTACATCAGGCGCAAACCATTCTTCAATATAATAATCCAATTCGCTTTGATTAATTGTAAAAATATGTCTGTTTAATTCCTTGCACAGGTATTGTAAATCTCTTTGTGTATGTGGAAAACCATGGAAGCAATAATTCTTTTCAAGGTGCAAACTTTTTTGCAGCACATCCTGCTCCAGTGCCACTATCCAGTCCTGTGCCATTTTATTATCACAGGGTACAATGTTGTAATCAATTGTTTCCTGTGTTTTGTAATTGCGTAAAACTATTTTAACAGATTTCATCCCAAAACTCTCTTGCTTGTATGGTCTTTAGTGTGTCTCTAAACTGCATACCACCGCGCAGATTATCCAACGCTTGCATACGCCACTTGCCTTTTATTCTTGCTTTTGCATATTCATCCGGAAACTGTTCTTCAAATGTAGGACGAGTAAGTAGATCTTTTAGCATTTGTCTTATTGTAGGATTATCTATGTAACTAGTTAGTAACAACTCATTTACATAATCATGAAGTATTTTTTTAGGAAGAAACAGCGGGCTCATTGCAATATCAGGCGTAAATGCAAATACTACTTTAGCAAGTATATCCACTTTGTAATGATTTGCAAGACGACATATGCCTACTAAATCAAACAAACCTGGTAATGTAAGTGTAAAGTCAATACGCATTTTGCGTCTATCACCTGCTGCGTGGTGTACCCCACTAGCAAAATTATCTAGCCATTTTCTATAATCTAATCCTGTGCGTATATATTCTCCAACTTCCGTTGTGCCATCTAGGCTTGCACATATTTGCCAATCGCGAATGTTGCGTAGTATATCTGTGTACAAATTTTGACCTTTATAGTCTACACGACTTAGGTTTGTATTATAACGTGCATACAAGCCAGGGCCATCTCCTAGTTCAATGATACGTTGCATGTACTGCCAATGCTGTTCATACATAAGTGGCTCTCCGCCTACCCAGTATACTTCTTCGATACGATGTTCTTCAACTGCTTGTGCAAACTCTGCTTCTACAGTATCTTTTTGGAAAGTTTCAATAGCCTTTTTCACAGGCTTTTCCATCCAGGGTTCTATTCTATTTTGTTTACGGGCTTCTGTCTCCCAAGCACTACTAAGCATTGGTCCACACATACGACATTTATAGTTACACAAGTTGCTAAAACGATAATCCCAACTAACAGGTTTCATAGTTGTATAACCATCCCAGTCTGTGTTTACTACAACATCCTCCCATTTGTGTGCGAACAACTGATTAAAATAATCCCTATAAACATCATGGTTAAGTAGCCGTTTATCACATACTTCACATTCAGGCGGTACTTCATTGTTTAACATCTGCATACGGATACGGCGTATATTTTCTCCGTTCCAATATTCATCAAGTGTGCTTGGTTTGTATTCTCCCGTGCCTTCTGCTGTATCAATGTACTGTTTAAAGTTTTGTGCAGGCTCACGACTAGCACAGCACAAGCGTCTCTCAGTTTGTGGACTAAGATATGTGTGTGTCCAGGGTGCCATACATAAATTATCTGGCTTAGAGTTCATATTGTATTGCTCGTGCTATTTTACTATGGCTTACAGCAAAGTTTTGATTACGGTATAGATCTGTTTGCCGTAGTTTATTTGCTAGATCAGTATTATCCATTTGTCTACTGTTTACAATAATATTTTTTAAACTTAGTATATCTGTTTTATATTTTGCATGTTTGATCTGTTGCTTTTGCAAATACAGCATCACTTGACCAACTGCCATGCGCGGCATACGACTTAGACTAAACTCCCAGGGGTCGTGCATAAGGTTAAAATGTATGCTATCAAAGTTCATTGTGTCTGCCCAGGTTAATACATCATCCAAATAGTAGATGTTTTGTACATTCCAAGTACAACATAACTGTGTAGTAATAGGATATCCCTTGTCTCTGAGTGCATGCACCTTGCTTATATTTGTATTTGCAGTATGCCACTTAGCGCCATAGCGTTCATATTCAAAACGTTCTTCGGTGTTGTCTACGCTAAATGCAATCTGCACATGTTTGAAATGCTGCCATATAGTTGGATCTTTTGGAAACTGTGTAGTGTTAGTATTATAATGTATGTCAATATCCTGTGCAAGTCCTCGATCAACTGCACGTTGTAATAGGTCAAAATGCTCCTTGATCATCCATGGTTCACCGCCTGTAAATTCAAAATACTTTACTTGCGGTAGCATCCTGTCTAACTGCGTCCAAAAATGTTCACTTTCTCTGGGCCATTGTCCTGCTTTTAACCAAGTTCGTGCTATATGATTATCAGGATCATTACTATAATCCAGTTCTTCTTTTGCCCATTTACTGCTACTCCAAGACCCACATATTCTACATTTCAAATTACAAATATTACCAAGTTTTAAATCTAAAAATACAAGTTCTTTGCCACTAGTATCCGTGTAATCAACATCAATGTGTTTAAACTTTTCTAACATGTATTGGCGTTTTGATTTTTTACCAGCATCTTCTTCGCGCCAACAGTTGCGACATCCATCAGGCTTTTCATCATTGCTAAATTGTGTGCGCAGTTCCTGCATTGTTTTACTTGCAAACGCATCCTCTAGTGTATGTGTTTTAAGATCAACATTGGGTATTTCATCTGTGTACAAGCAACAAGGACGAGTTGTTCCCATTGGCGTTGTTTCTACACTTATCCACGGAAGTATACATTTAGGCATAGACTTGCAAACCCGCTAGTTCTGGAAATACTTCATAAAAGTTTTCTGTTCTTACTGCATCTAATTGTGCTGTTACTTGATTAAACTTTTTAAGGTGCTGTGTGTTGGTTTGACTGTTCATAAAACTAATTGTACTACGGAACCCATTTGTTGCACGTTGCAAATGATCCTGAGGTTGTAACCAAGCAATGTGTTCCTCAAGTTTTTCTGTTGCTTGTGCTTTTAGTTCCTGGGGTAAACAATCTGCACGATACCAATCCGGGGATTGCAGTATGTTTACGTTTAAGTCCTGTGCGTTTAGTAATCCACTTTCTACCCACGCTCTATGAAAATCAGGCACATGTAGTACGTTCATTAAACTTACAGTGGGACTAATATAAAAGTCCACGTCAGGACACACTTCTAGCATGCGTTGTCTGTTGTGTACAATTTTATTCCAGTCACATCCACTGCGCATTAGTTCTGCACGATCTCCACTGGCATCCAAACTTGCACCTATGCTTACACTTTCAAACATACTCCAATAGTCAAGTACATCCAAGTCCTTGTACAGCGTTTCATTAAAGTTTGTATTGTAAATTAATTTAACATCAAAACGTTCTCGTTTAACTAATTCTTTGAGTATGTTATAGTGTTCCTGCATAATAAGAGGTTCGCCGCCGGCAAAATATATTTGCTCAATGTGATCAATATGCGGAATCATCTGTTCCCATATATCATTCTTATTACGTCCTGCCCATTCAATACGCTTATGATTAGGTGCCTGTCCATGCATTTTTACATGATCGTCATACCACAAACTGCTAAACATAGGACCGCAACTGCGACACTTTAGGTTGCACTGATTACTAAAACGTATATCCCAGTATACTAATTCAAAGTCTGGATTAACACCCTGATCTACTTTGTCAATGTGATGACCAAAATGTTTGTTGTGGCTGTTTCGCATACTAAAGAAGCCCTGCGCTTCCTGTTCGTAGCAGCGTGTACATTCCTTGCAAGGTTTATCAGCAAGCATGCTCTCACGCATTTGGCAATACTTTGACCCGTTCCAAATTTCCTCTAATGAGTTATCGCGCATGTTGCCGATAGGGTGTTCCATTTCAGCCAAGCAACAAGGGTATGCTTCGCCTGTTGGAAATCCGTGTATATGTGTCCAGGGTATCATACAAAAGTTCTTGCTTTCCATCAAACGATATTGTTGATCTTTGCGTAAACTTTCTAATTCCACAAACACTGGACGTCTACTATTGTAGTCATATGTTTCGTAATACTTTTTTGTTTCAGAGGCTTTCATACCAATCCTCAAGTTCTGGAAACGCTAGTGCAAATGTTTTGTTACGACGTATGTCATACTGTGTGTAAAACTTCTTAAAGTCATTGTGCAGTTTAGGCATTTCAAATGCTTCACTGTGCGGAGTTTCCACAACTTGCAAATATTCAATAAGCCTAGTCATGTGTCCTCGTTCCCAATCATGCATCTCGCTTTGATCTATTGCTTGTAATCTATCAACACAGGTCTTGCGAATTTCGTAGGGCAATACCAAAGGAGATTGAAAACTAGGAAAGCGTAGTATATTGTAACTCATAAATGCAAAGTCCTTACCAAAAACAGTTCTAGCATTAAGTATTTTTTCAATTAGATCTGGCAGTGTTGGCAAACACAGTGCATTAATAGTAAACATGCAGTGCGTGTGTACATCATTTAGAGTAAGTTTTGCCATGTTTTTCCACCATTGCTCAAACTCTAGTCCGTCTCGGATGTACTCTGCACTTAGTCCAGTTGCTTCACAACTACTGTAAATATCCAAACGCGGCAAATGTGTTTTTGCCTCTATAAGTCTGTCAACAAACTCCTGCTTGCCGCCTAGGTTACTGTTAACTGCAATGCCAGTTTGACTTTTATCTGCATTTAGTTTAAACCAATCAAACAGTCTCCACAGTTCCGCAGTCATTGTTGGTTCACCACCTGTAATGCGTAGTTCTCGCAGTGTGCGATGTAAGTCAGTATCCCACCATTTAAAGAACGCTTCTACATATGGATTAGTTTCGCCATACTTAAACTTTTGGCTGTGATCATGTGCATGGATAAAGTGTCCTCTACCGTCACTTTGTAGATCAGTGTAACTACCTTTTTGTTTTATATCTTTTACCCATGTTGTGCTAAATGCGGGATTGCAATAACTGCAAGCAAAGTTACATGTTCTATCAAAGGCAATCTCAAGGGTAATAAGATCAACGTCATCAGCGCAGGGTGTATTAAAAGCATTTTTTAGTTCCTCACTAGTATATATCTTGGATTTGTAAACACGATCACTAATAAAACCTTTACCCATGTCCTCAAGTTTCCAACAGTATTCACAACCCTTGGGACGTACACCATCCTGCATTTGTTTACGTTGGAATTTTTTCTCAGGTGTATTGTGTAGTAGTTTTGGATTTTTCAAAACTTCCTCAGGATCAACTAGGTGCGCAGGCGGATGATGACAACTAGTAGTCATACCGCTGCCAAGCCAAATAGTAGCGTTGTACCACTTGGCTGCGCAGAAACTTGCGCTCTTAGTGTCTAAATGATTTGCTTTAAATATTAGATCTGTTTGCATAATACTCACACTGTTGCCAGAAAGTTGTCATCTCTGGAAATGTTTCTAAAAAATTTGTTCCTCTGCGACGGTCATGTTCACTAAAGAACTTGTAAAAGTCTGCACGTTTGCGTTCTACATCAGTTGTGCCTTGTAACATCCAATCCAAGTCACGCTTCATCTTTAGTACTTCGTAGTCCTTAAAGCCATGCATTTCGTGCATGTTTTCTTCCATGTAGCGTATACATTCCTGCATTACTATTTGATATTCCATAGGCAGTATTTGCATACTTTGCCATTCTGGTGTGTACAATAGTGGAGTATCAAACCATATACGCTGATAAGTGTTTGTATATGTTTTACGCAAGTATACTATGTATTCTAACAGTTTTTTAAGGGAAAGTATACTTAAATTATTCATTGTAATAATGAATGTTAGACTGCTACGATATGGAACATCGCGCACAAATTCTTCACATCTATTTATTGCTAGATCAAAGTCTAGTCCGTGACGTATGTATTCTGCCTGTTTACCCCAGGTATCCAAACTTACAAACTGCATAAAGTGTTCTATCTGTTCGCCTTCACATAGTCTCTGTACATAGCCTTTGTACTTGTCCCACACCTTAGTGTCAACACTAAAGTTGCTGGTTGTGTTTAAATGCAAATCAGGTTTGGGATTATCTAGTACATAGTCAAACACCCTATAGGTGTTAGGATCCATAGTAGGCTCACCGCCTGTCATTCTGAAGTGTTTAAGATCCTTGTATAGCGTGGGCCACCATCTCCAGAAGGCTTCTCTGTAGGGATTGTCCTCCCTAAGGGGGATGGCCCTACGTGAACCCACAAAGTGTGCAGGGTCATTGTGCGGTACAGTGGTGGGCCATGCGCCGTATTGTTTTGACTCTGCTGTCCAGGTGCTACTAAACTGAGGGCTGCAATAACTGCAACTAAGATTACAAACATTATTAAAATTTACCTCCACATAACTTGGGTTAACATCCGCACTGGGATTATTCACTATTTTATTAAAACTCGCCATTGCCCAGGGCTCGCCACTGCGATAGTGACGATCACTCATATTGCCCTGTGCTTCTATATTCCAGCAATAGTTACAATCACTACACTTTGTACCTGCCATCATTTCTAATCTGCTTTGTTTTTTGTGTGCAGTGTTGTGTAACGCACTTGGATTATCTCTAAGTGGAGCGATATCTATTTTATGCAATGGCGGATGATAGCAACTATTTGTATGTCCCGTAGTAAGGTGCAGACTTACTTGTTGCCACTTTGCTAAACAAAAACTATCACTTACTGTTGCTAGTTTAGTCTTTGCAGTTAGTGCATCATTATAATAATCACTCATAGATTTTCTAATACTCTTTTATTTGTTAGTAACCGCGGAAGCAATGCTTGCATGTCTACTGGATTGCGTAATAACTCGCCTAAACTTTTAAACACTGCATCAATTCGTATGTAACTGCTTTCCGTGTCATAACTTTTATCAATGATGTCATCAAATATATCGAATCCCATGCGTTTTAAATTCTGTTCAAACTCTGGGCTTCCAATTACCATAAACAATCTACCATATGCAATTGGTCGAAATGTTTTTTCGGTAACGAAAAAAGTATCTGCTGTTGTATTTGTTTCACACACTATTTCAATTGATACATCTTTGTAAATAGAATTCCAAATGTCTGGCACAACGCATATTTCATGTTCCATGGTTGCAGGATTTATTGCATTGCCTGTGTCACTATAAGGCAACATAGGAATTAGACTTTGCCATCGTTCATTATGCTCGCAAATAAAACCTGTAAAATCGCTTTCCCATTCTGTTACTGTATCAACATCTAAATGCATACTTGCTTTGCCACGATCGCTATACTGCCAGTTTTTGTGTTTCCAAAAACCATAAAGTCTTTCGTTGGTTGCTCTAGCACAAAACATCCCATAGTTAAACTTGGTAGATGGTATAATTTCTGTTTCTTTAAATTCCTCAGAAAAATATGGCATATATTCTGGATTTGTTGTGTGTTTAAATGTTTCGCTTTTGTGTAGTCTATCGCTGCTAGTAAACTCAATTTGTGTATAAGGAATATCTAATTCATCACAGATATTTTTTACTTTTTGTTCTATACCATTTTCAACAATATCCCAACCTTCATGCATCAGATCTAATACAATTTCTTCATCTTTATGCTGTGCAATTTTACAAGCAAGTAATTCTACATCACGACTGTGTGCTGCCCCACAATAATTTGTAAGGTCAATTGTTACCATCCTTCGTGCTTTCTTATTGCATCTATCTCCAGTGACATAGGATCTCCTGGACAGTAGGTTTGTGCATAATACTTCTTAAAAAAAGCACTTTCTTTAATGCCTATATCTAACATAGGCAATCCAAGTCTAGTCATTAGTGCGCCGTTAATTTCAGGCATATTCATAATATCATATTCAGCATATATACGATTTAAGTTTTCAAACCACTGCACTTCTGTATAATCCCAGTCAGTAAGCATGGTCATGTATGTGCCCATTCGTGCGCCATTGATAGCGTGTGTGCCGTGTTCAACATCTCTGCCTACGTTATGCCACATGCTAAGTCTATCAAAGTTTGACTTGTGTACCATATCTTCAAACTCAGTTAGTGTGGGCTTTGTGCCATTGCGCAAACACATTTTTACACCTTCACGGAATCCTGCACGCCAAGCATGTAGTTCACTTCCGTTGGGATATGTTGTACTATATACGTTATTCATTGCTAGATACTTGGGATCGTAACAAAACTCTACATCATTTTCATCCGTACCATCGCTTGCTTCATGTGTACGCATTTTGTTTACGAATGTGCGTGTCCAGCAACTCATGCCACCATTGCCATACATTAGTCCATTTACAGCATTAATTGCTTTCCAACGAAATACACAGTCTGCGTAATTGTCCTCTATGTCCAGTGTAAGATCAAAAAATTCACTGAAAGGCATATTGTCGCCATCAATAAGAATAAAACGTTCAGTGTCACTTGCCGCCGCCGCCGCTTTGTGTGCAGCATCACTGCCTTGTACACCGTCTACACGCTTTGCCCAGGGCACCATGTTTTGTATTTTAACCCAGAATTCTTCTTTGTTGGGTTCATCATAACTTAGATATATACAATCTAAATCGGCTACATCAAGTTTCTGTGCCATATTTTCTTTCTTTTTCTTTTTGCATTACAACCTTGTCCTGATCACTAAGTTCTAAACAAGGATTTTTATTGTCAAGCGTAATGTTAAAACTAAAACTCCAACGCTCGCCTTTACTACGAAAAGGATTAACCATATGCATTAACCATGCAGGAAAGAAATAAATGTCTCCAACTTTAGGTTTAAAACGACAAGTATTTGCACCATAACTTTGAGCTCTGCCATCTACAAAAGTAATCATACCAGCACTTGGATCATGATCTTCCATGGCCCATTCACGTTCTATATCGTCTGGCAAGCGCACATATCCAACGCCAGTAATTGCACCAGTGTGCTTGTGGATAGGGTTCCAGTCACCTGCTACACTGATGTTTCCCCAAGCATCATGTAATGTACAATTTAGATCCATCATTTCTAACTGTGGTTCAACTAACTGTTTATGTTCTTCAGTTATATAATCCATCAAATGCCACTGTCTTTGCATAACTTCCTTGTACAAATCTGCACTGCCAGTTGCAAGCATGTTAACAAATTCATCCTGACCAGATCCTAGTCCTCCTGCAGATAGTGCAAACTCTCTTGTGTTATTGCCAGCAAGTTGACTACTGCGATCTTCAGCATTCTTATGATTTTCAAATGCATAATTTAGTGATTCCAATACACTCTCAGGTATTTGCGTTCTTAGAATAGGGGGACTAAAGGGCCAAAAAACTTCTACATTAGTCATTTTTTTTATCCTTTATAAACTTATTTCTGCTTTCTATATATTCATTAAAAGGAAGGTCTGTGACATTCTGAGGTTGTTCCTGGTACAATCCATCTACATCAACCTCGTCTTTCATCCAGTCTTTAATAGGGATAGGATTACGAATTGCTTCTTGTCTTGCCTCTTCCATTTGGGCTTTATCTTCATCAGTAAGTTCTAAATCACCTGTTAAGTTTGTAACAGTAGTATTGAAACTAAAACTCCAGCGTTCTCCTGCGCTTCTAAATGGGTAAACTTGATGCTGTAACCATGCAGGAAAGAAATAAATTTTTCCTACTTCTGGTTTTAATCGTAATACAGTTGGACCTAGACCATTGTTACGTTCACCATAACTAAAATGTATACATCCTGCACTGGGATCGTGATCTTCTGTTGCCCATTCTTGTTCCATTGCTGGTGGCAAATTCAAGTATCCAACACCGCTGATTTGACCTGTATGCGTGTGTGCGGGATTAAAATCGCCCGCTACACTAATGTTACCCCAGGCTTGATGAATTGTGCAACTTAAATTCATATTTGGCAAACGATTTTCTACAATTTCAATGTGCTTTGCAGTAGCATTACGTCTAGTGTTTTCCCACTGTACACGTTTACTTAAACTGTACAACTCACCACTGCCATCAGCCAGCATTTTTACAAAAGCATTTGCATCCTCTTCATTGAGTACCTTATCATTAATTTGAAATTCACGTTTCATATTGCCTGCCAGATTGTGGCTATGATCGTCTGCTTTAGCATTATTTTCAAATAATTCTATCAAACTATATCCAACATGCTCTGGAATAACAGTCTTTATAATATTAGGCCCAAAAGCTCTAATTAATTCCACTTCCTGATCAGGATATCCTGTATCTTCAACTCGTTGCATATTTTACTCCTTTATGGCATATACGGATTTCGCGGAAGATCTTGTTGATCAAGACTCCATGTACGCCTTGGGCGATCGCCTATATACTCTAGTTTTTCATCTACTACTTCGTAATCTTGTGTCATTGAAAAACACTTGTCATATTCTTCCTGTGTAATTTCAATATATTTTACACCTTCTTTAAGGTCATAACTTATATCAATTATAGCACCTTTATCATTATAATACAACTTATGAATTGGCTTCGCTGGCACATCCCAGTTGTGATCCCTGCATGCTTGAAAAAAATTACTGTAATCCATATCTTTTTATTAACTCCTGTGTACAAAAATTTTTGTTATAGTAATGAAATGGCACTGTTTGAGCGTAACCATTAACGCAAAATGTCATATCATCTGTTAGTGTCCAATGGCAACTGTCCTGCCAATCATCCGTATTAAATTTGTTGATATGTTTTTTCATATGTGTGAAGGTTGGATAATTTAATGTTGGAACATAGAATTGTTCGCTGCCTAGTTCAGTTGCAGCAATACTCATAAACACATCTGTATCTGCAGTGTTATGTCTACAGTTACTTAGCACTGTGTTCTTGTACACATTAAAATTATCAAACACTTGTTGACATTTATCAAAAAACTGTTTTGTTTCAGTACAATGTCTGAAATACATAAAGCCATTGTAAGCATTGCATAGATTGTTCTCATGCCACATACGCCTGTGGTGCTGATCTTCTACTACTTCGCCTCTGTAGTTCTGTACTTGTGTAGTAAAACAGACATTGCGCAGTCTACATCCTGCCCACCAGTGATCAATATTGCTGGTTATAAGCATGTCACTTTCTACTTTGAATGTTTCTTTAAAAGGAGTAAGTTCCCATGCCAGACATTCGCTGGCAAATGGCGCCATTGTAGGTATAGTAATTACTTTGTCAAACACATCTAACATATATTCTGGCACAGGCGTTGCTGTATCTACTACCACTGCAAAGTCATTTATCTTACAATAAGTTTTTACGCTAAGAGCAAGCAGGTATGCACACTGTAGATATTGTTCGCCCTGTGCAAACGTTAGATAGCCTTGATCGCGTGTTTTTGCTCTCATAGTTTATCGCCTATTTCTAAAAGACTGCGCTTGTTCATTACATGTAAATCACCAGTGTAGCGTACAACGTTATGTGATTTTTTGTATTCATACTTTATTAACCATCGACCATTGCGGTAATCCAGCACACTATCACTACTACTAAGTGCAGGCAGTGCATAGTCAAATGTGTCCATGTTCGCATACCCATTGCATATTTGATGCGCAATACTTAGTGCAAAGTCATTACGAAAAGGTGTTTTACTGTATCCAAAAAGTTTAGCAAAGTAATCATAGTTTTTGTATACCATGTGCCAGGTATCAAATATACGCTGTGCATGTTCTGATTTACGAAAATACACCACTGTTGCCCAGCGCATTTCAAATCCATTTTCTGTCATAAACTGATCATGTCTAAACTGATCATTGCCTGTTATATCCCAACTGCTATTATGACATATAAAATCTTTATCACACCCAAAATAGTTTGCTAGTGTATCACACTGCACAATGTAATCACTGTCTAATAATATAGTTTCATCATAAGGACTTAGTTCATATGCACTGTATCTTCCTATATTATTCCATTCAGTGCCCTCAAGTTCACCATTTGGATAACGAAAAGTACGGAAGTTGCGTTGCGCCGGATCTAATTTAATTATTGTACAAGGTACGTTTAAGTGTTTGGTTGCAAGTCGTGCGCACATTTCACTTAGACTTTTGTAGTCTAACTGAGCACTTTCACTATATAATATAACAACGCCTTTAGACTTCAACTTGCCCTGCTTTGCGCTTGTCCTTTAGCAGTTGATATTCATTGTGCCAATCATTGTGTACTTCATTCCAGCGTTCGTCACACAATTCTAATAGTTCTTGTACATTAACCTCAATAGGAGTATCGTAACTATCTGGAATAATAGTCTCTACGGACTTGTTAAACAAACCTACATTCACGTTTTTCATGTACAAGTAACTTAGCAGTGTCATATCAACACGAAACAATCCACCATTGTATGTTACACTAAGGCGTTGCTGTTGTTGTTCTTTAAGTGTTTGTTTTTGCCTATTAAGCGCAAAACGCTCATTAGCATATGATTCTAGATTTTCCATAGTAGATATTATAACAGGCGCCGTAGCGCCTGTCAATAGTAAAAATGTTAATTTATATTAAGAGTGACCTGCAGTACCAGATACTGTGATTGTGCCACCAGCATCAGTAACATGAGTAGTATCGTGTTTTTCACTAGTAAATGACATACGCTTTGTGCCATCCACTTGGTCTTGTACGTTATAAATTGACTTGTTGAAACTTGTATTATCTGCTGCACTATCAACCCATGTGCAACTTACTTCTACACTTGCAGCACTGTCTTGTGTTCTAGCCTGCCACTGCACAAAGTTTGCTGTGTATGGACTTGTACCTTCTGCTTGTTTAAACACTGTAGCATAAGTTGCTGTAAGATCATAATAACCTTTGTCAGTGTCGTTAGTAGTTGGTGATCCTGAACCACCGCTTTTACCTGATGTTTGTCCATTGATAAAGTATGTACCTGCTGCAGTTAACAGTGCAGCCCAGGCATTTGCTTTGGCATCTGATGTATGCCCAGTAAGTGTACCTGACATACCTAAACGCCCACCTGCGTTAAAAAAGTAACGTGCTTGGTTTGTACTAGCCCATGCCCACTTGTGTGTAAATGTCATAGTGCCTGTAAATGTCGCTGTGCTATCTCTGTTTGTTGTTGTAGCCGATTGCCTAGTAGCAACGTTTAATCTATTTGTTGTTACTGTTGCAATATTTGTTGAAATTGCTGCAATTGCTCCAATGACATCACCAGCACTTGGGTTAGTAATTGAAGTAATAGTGCTGCCTTGATGTGATGCACTACTTGTTACTCGTGCTAACAATGTTACCCATTGTGAAGCCGCCACTGCGCTACCAGCCGTAACAGCACTTACTGTTGTGCCTTGTCCATATCCAGCATCACCTGTTCCAGTGCCCCATATTGCGTTTACACTAGTTGCAAATCCATTATAGTGATCATCTAGAATTGAATCGCCTGTTTGATATGCCATTTACTCTTTCTCCGATTAGTTAATTGTAACAAAGGCTTCTACAGTGCCTTCTTCCATTGTTGTTTTGGAATTGATAGCCCTGCCGATAACATTAAATGCTGTAATTGATTCGTCGCTGTTAACGGCTCTTGCTAGTCCATTGCCTGCGCTTACTAGTCTATCACCTTTATTTACCATTCCAATTACACGCACAGGAACTCTTCCTGCAACCGCTACTGGTGATCCACCTTTTTGCGCACTATTCATTAGGTACGCTGGTTTACTACTAACAACTCCAAATACATTATTTGAAAGTTCATCATTTACTGCAGTAATTTCTTCTGCGCCTCCCAGTGCTACAATAGTACCAGGTGCATATGCTGAGTCTGCTCTAAAGTTTTCAGCCAAGTCAGCATACTGTGCCGCAGTGGATGTTCCGTTAAATGTTGTTGCAAACACTGTATTCACTCTGTTACCGCTTGTACCAATGTTTACTGTGCCACTAATTAGGATGTTACCTGTCATTGTGCCACCAGTTGTTGGAAGTGCGCCACTGCCTGACACTTGACTGTCAACATACGCTTTAGTTGCAACACCTAGGTTATCACTAGGAGCACCTGCTACAAGAACACGGTTTGTTGCGCCATCAACTGTCATTGCTGTGCTAACAACACCACCATCGTTAACTTTGATTAGGATATCACCATCGCTAGTTGCGTTACTTAGGCTTACGTCACTGCCACTAACACCAACTGTAAAGTCACTGTCAACACCAACAACCATGCCAGTGTCGTTAAGAATACTTAACACACCACTTGTACTATCACTTGCGTTACTGCGGAGATAGTTAGCGGCTGCTTGTCCACCTAGGGCATCAGAATCTGTTGATGTACCTTGGAACTTAATATCTGAAATTGCTGTACTTAATTGTACACCTGGCTTAATAGTTGCAAAACCTGAAAGCGCACTCTGCGGAGTAAATGCTGCATCCTTGGATACTGTGCCAACTACTGTGTTGTTTGTGTAAAGTTTAATAACAACATGATCTGTTGCACCATTGTCTGTAACAGTTTCAACAATAGCACCTGATGTTCCTGTGCCACTAGTAAATGATGGACCAATTGTTGTAAAACTAGATCCATTATATACTTTCAACTGTCCGTTTGTGGTATCCCACCAAAGGTCACCAGTAACATTTGTACTTGGCTGACTGCTACTTGCAGTACTACTACTAACAGTTTTAAATGCACTGCCTGTGTAAACTTTAAGTAGGTTGTTTGTTTTATCCCACCACATTTGACCTGCTACTGGACTGCTTGGTGCGCTAGTATTACTAAAATTTTCTAATAGTTTTACTAGGTTCTCATTAAAGAACTCCCCATAGCCAGCGTAGTTCTTACCTATAAGTGTAAGATCAGTGGTTGTATCAATAGTTCCATCTGCTACTGTTGCAAGAATAGTACCATCTGTTTTGTTAACTGTATAAGCCATCTTTATTTGCTCCGCATGTATTCGTTACTGTTATTTATCAACTGCATTAACTGGGTATATTATATACTACTCAGGTTAGTCAGTGTTTGTATTCTAACTGTGTAATCAATTTGTATTAGTCTGTTTAAACTTTTTTGTACCGGATGAAATACAACATGTGTCAGTAGTTTACCCGTATTAACTGTGCCTGTCCAACTGCGCAAGCCTAATTCATCAAATGTGTAAGTGTCATTAAAATTACTAGTGTTATCAAATGCTGCTTGATCATTTGGTTCACCATAATCTAGTAAACAACTTACAATAATATCTGTATAAATTTGTCCAGCAGTGTGACTGGTTGCAAGTTTATTTCTTGCAGTATCAGTGTTTAAACTACTGTTATCATCCACAACTTTATAGTAAGTTTGATTGTAAAGATTAGCATTACTACCGCTACTATTAGCAGGCAAGTATGTAATTACACCTGTTGGATCAACACTAGTGCCACCATTACCAAAAGCCATTTCATGTATAAAGCCTGTGGTTTTATTTGATAAACTTAGTGCAAGTGCTTCACTCATATTCTCATAGTGAATAGCATTACGCTTGTTAACATAATCTTCGCCTGTATCTGGATCAAAGATTCGAATATGCCCTTCCATCATCACGCCACTAGTGTCTTTCAGCGCACTTTCTGGTTGTTGTGGTTGTTCGATGTTATCGTTCATTTCTTGTTCCTGACCGTCCATTATACTTTAAGCATACATTCTACAAGACTTTCGCCTAAATCGCTATTTGTTTCTAATGCAATTCCAACAATTTTTCCTTGTCCGTTTGCACTTGCACAACCGTTGTTTGCTACAAATACAGGCTGTCCTTTGCTAACAGTTCCTACAACACGGACTGGCACACGACCAACTAGTGCAATATCCTGTCCGTCTATAGCATTGTTCATTAGGAAAGCAGGCTGTGTAGATATAACACCTGCAATGTAGTCATCTTCGCTAGTTGCCCGTGTCATTTCTGCATCACCGCCTACACTTACTACAGTACCTGGCGAATATTCTGCATCTGTTGTATATTTCTCAGCCAAGTCAGCATATAGTGCAGACGATGCTTGACCAGTAATTGCCTGGCTAAATGTAACAACACCGTTTGAAGCAATTGATATTGCATCTAAGTCACTGGCACTTCCAATAAGTCCACCATCTGCAATTACTAAATCACCTGCTACAGTAAAGTCTCCAATACTACTCAAACTTGCTGTTTCTGCGGCTGTTGCACTGGCTGCTGTTCTAAACGACAACTTGGTTGCGTTGTTATCCGCAGCAAAGTCGCCTTCTGATACCGCAGCAATACCTGCTGCTACTAATATAGCATCAGTTCCAGTGCCTTCTGCGGGTGCCTGAAAGTCAATCTGTCCTAAAACATCGTTAGCAGCAATATCGTTATCACCAGCACTGAAATTTAGGATTGGGAAACTGTTATCCGCTGTCGCAGGGACACTCAGTGTTAATCCTGCATCTGCTACATGTGTAAGCACAACATCATTATCTGCTCCAAAACTAATTGTAGCACCATCATGTTGTAGTTCTAGATCCTGTGTTAGAGTAACATCACCATCTGCTCCAATAGCAATGGCATCTGGGTCTGAAGCACTACCAATAGTTCCAGCATCTTTAATTATGAAGTCATCTGAAATTGTCAATAGACCAGCACTGCTTAATGACATCTTAGATGATGCTGCTTCACTTGCGCCAGTGTGGAATTCTAATTTTGTTGCATTATTATCTGCAGCAAAGTCGCCTTCTGATACTGCTTGGATAGCGGCGGCTACTAGTATAGCATCTGTGCCTGTTCCTTCATCTGGCGCTTGAAACTCGATCTTACCTATGACATCACTAGCAGCGATATCTGTTTCACCAGTTTGTAATGTCAACGTAATTGGTTTATCATCACCAGTGGCAGTGTGTTTTAGTATTAATCCAGTATCGTGATTGTGAATGAATTTAATTTCATTGTTAGCACCAAATGTTAATTCTGCACCGTCATGTTGTAATTCTAAATCCTGTGTAAGTGTAATATCACCATCTGCGCCAATAGAAAGTGCATCTGTATCACTTGCACTACCAATGTTAGCACCGTCAGGCACTACAATATTAGTACCAAATGTTGCTGTTGCACTTACAAGTGTAAGTTCTGCAACGTTGTCAACTTTCATAACAATGCTGCCCGTGCCACTATCAATTGTTTCTACACTAGTGTCACCTTCAATAATTTTATCTGCATTGAGACTACTAATACTTGAATCAACATATGCTTTTGTTGCTGCTTCTTGGGCGTTAGTTGGATCAGTAACGTTAACAATTTTGTTACTGTTCATATCCATGTTACTGTCAAGTTCTACTACACCAGTGCCGCTTGCTAGTAGGACTAGGTTAGCGTTTGTAGAGTTTGTAGTAATATTGTTTCCAGATATTGTTACTTCATCCATGATTGCAGCATCAACATAAAGATTCTTAAATCTTACAGTATCAGTTCCAATGTCAAGATCACTGTCAGTCTCTGGTGATAGTGAACCAGTCAGCAGTGTCATTTTATCTGCACCATTAACTCTCATTACTATTTTGTTATCTGTGCCAAATTTGATCTGATTGTCTGCATCGCGACCAATAACCATACTAGCATTCAACAAACTTGTAATACCAGTTTGTGCACCTGTTATAGAACCATTAAGCGTATCTGCATACACATTTGTCCATCTTACACTGTTTGTGCCTAAATCAAATGTACTGTCTGCACTTGGTACAATACTACCAACTGTTTGGACTACGCCTGTGCCGTTTGGCTTGAGAATAATATTTGCGTTTGTACTAATATTTTCAATAGTGTTTGCTGCACTATTCAACTTTAAGTTACCGAACTCTGGTGCCGTTGATGATGCAATACTAATACCATTTGTACTTTGCGTTAGTACAATGTTATCGCCCTGTGTTAATTGTCTAAAGTTAAATGTAACACCTGACTTGCCAGCAAATACGTCTTTACCATTTGATACTTGTAGGCTTGCTGCTTGGTTGGCTTCACCGCCTGCTGCGCCTGGAAGTTCAGCAAGTTCAATCTTGCCACTAGTGGCATTATAAACAAGTCCATGACCATTGGTTGGGCTATTCAACGTTGTGGTCAAAACATCCTGTAGTTGCGTAATACTAATATTATTAATTCTTGCTTGTACTTCAGCAAGACTTGGTCCAGTGTATGTAATAGCACCTGAGGTTGCGTTGTATGATAAACTTCCATCTCCGCCTGCATCTGTAACACTAATTGCATCTCGTATTTCTGCATCAGTAAGTTGGATAACACCTGTTGAAGCATCATAAGAGAGGTTGTCACCTGAAACACTAATTGCTCCTCTTGCTCTAGCAGTAGTGTGGTATTGGTTAGTGCCCTCTGCAATGTTAGTAGTTGTTAAAGTAATTGCGTTAGCGGTTGCGCTGACGCTGTTAACAGTTTTTACATAGGCACCCTCAATTGTAGTGGTACGCCCATCCAAATCACTGAAGTTACCGTCCAGTTCGTTAAACGTAAGAGCGGTGCTCTTCGTATTTCTTAGTACTATAGCCATTTTTTATATTCTCCGCATATGCTTGTCATATCATTATTTATCGCTTGTAAAACTTGTATCATATTAGATCCTCTGCATAACCTGTAACTACATAGTCTTTTGCAAAATAATTCTTTTCATTTAGTTCAAGTCTATAATTAGGCACCTGTGCTTGCTTTTCCCTAAGGAAGTTAGCATTTGTTGTTGTTGCTTGCTGTATACCTAATCCATTTGCTGGTGTATTGTGTATTCCTGCATCATACCATACTTTAGTATGTGTAGTGCTATCTGGCAACTCTTGATCTTTACTACCATCTACTACAATAAATCCTGGGGTAATACGCTGCAACATGCCTGTACCTGAAGTACCTCTTCGCAAGTTGGTAATGTAATTGTCCTCTAGACTTACCTCCCAGTAAGTAATTCTCTCTCCGCCTATAAACACAACGCCAGGATTACTGGCATTAACATTTGCAAATGGCAGTACACTTGCATCCTCAACATAGATTTTTGTATCTGTAATCTCAACTGTTTCTGTAACAAAGGTCTGATTATCTTTTGCTAGTCTCAAATACTCAACATTACCATTCATATCCTGGAATATTCTAAATCCAACTGGATACTGTATTATATTTTCTGTAAAGTGTGTAATAATAACCACTGAGCTACCGCCAATAGTATCCTGTACTGCCTCACTCATAATCACATTTTTACCACTTACAGTAAATTCACCTGGATGTAATCTTTTACCATCAACTGTAATCCAGAAGTGGTTAACATTAGTTGCTGTTCTATCTATTGCATAAGTTCCTACTGTACCACTAGTAACCTGTCTATCAAATCCTGCTGTATCAAAATTTACTTCATCAAATGCATCTTCAATGGTTGTACTACCGGTACCCTGTCCAACATATACTTTTGTCTGTATACGCAATGGATCATGATTACTAAATGCCTGTAACTTAATATCACTACTTGCTGTTTGAGGCACATCTGCTGACATAAGCATACTTTCACCATCTAAACTTATAGTAAAGTCTGCTGAAGTATTATCAGTAACAATAACTATGTCGCCTTCGTTTGGTGCTGTGGTCATTGTAACAAACTGTGTACCTGTTGAAATAGTATAATCTATATCTCGCACCGCACTAAGAGCTGGTGTACCATCTTTGCGCAAAATTGCTACGCTAATTGCACCTACAAAAACAATATTACCTTCGCCACATGTTTGCGGGGTTGCAAACTGTAAACTACTTCCATCTGCAGTATGATATACACTGTTTACAGGACGTATTCTCTTATTGTCAACTTCTAGAACACTATTAGCACTGCCAGGAGGAGCATAAAATGCTTTTGCGCCACCAAAAAGATAGCCGTCCTCAACATAACCCTCAACCATATATGATAACCCAAACAGGGTAGTAGTACCGTCTGTTTCCAATGTCTGTGTAGCAAATTTAGTAGCAGCCTTTCTATCTTCTGCTTGATTAAACACAAAAACATGAATGTGTGCGCCATTATTAGGCACACTACTAAGTGTCATTAATGATCTATTGTCCTGAGTAGTGAACGTTGCGCCAACTTCTTGTCCATCAACATAAATTAGAGTTTGCTGAGTTCTTTCAGGAACGTTAGGCAATACAAAACCTATTGTGCTACCATCACCAACATAGGTGTAGTTGCCTATCATATTTTCGCCAGTTTGACTGAAAGCATAAATGTGCAGTATATCTGTTGGTCCCAGAGGATTAGGCAATCTTATATTATTATTCCTAAACCCATCATTTGTAAAGTCAAACTGTCTAGTTTCGTTTATATACACAATCAAGTATACAAAATCATCTTCACTTTTATTTGGATCGCCATAACTAAATGTTTGCAGTGTTCCTGTAGGATCTGTATAACTTGTGTACTGTATCTCTGCACCGTTGCCGTCACCTTCATAGTCGTTACTACTATGGGTATATACTTCCATGTCCAGTGTATCAAATATACGACCTGGTATTAGTTCTTCTGGTGCATGACTGTTGTATGTATCAACAAATCCTGCGCCATCAACTATAATACTTTCAGGTGCAACACCAAGTGATAGTTCTACTAAGTATCCAGGCGGTAAGTAACCAGGCTCTACAAATACATCTCCTATAATGCCTGCTTGATCAAAATCTGTGCCGCGGAAGACAGTGTCTATTGAACTTATTACAGCAATACCATCATCGTCAATCTGAATATCATCAAATCCAATTACATCAAAATTAGCACTGTCAAATCCAGGGTTTTGATCAAAGCCAGGCCCAGTTATTTTTGTGCCACCATAGCCAATACCATTTTGTAGTAACTCAATATCGTCCCCTATCATACCTGATGTAGGGTAATAGTAAGCACTAATTCTATCAGCAGCATTAGTAAAATCATTATCTGCTTTAACTTCAAGCACTGTAACACCAGTGGTGTTTTCTATACTAAACGTTGAGCCACTAGTAAAATCAACAATACATGTATAAACTTCCTGTGTTTTTGTTACAGTATCTTGATATGCAATAATATCATCTACTACATAGGCTGTGTTCTTAGTCCAATCTTTGATTGCACTACTGTATGTGATACGATCAAATTTAATTGTAGTATCGAAACTTCTTATTGTAGTATTGACAAGCCGTGGACTTAGCAGTAGTCCTGAACCCGCGCTGCCATCAACAGTAATAGTAGGTTCACTAGTATAACCACTGCCCTTGTTTGTCATATTGACATTAACAATTTCCACACCGTTTGTAATAGCAACTGCAGTTGCTTGTACCCCATCTGCTAGATCAGGCGCACTAATTGTAATAGTTGGATCAGTAACATATCCTGAACCCGCGTTAACAATTTCTATACTATCTAAACTATATCCATAATTTTCACTCCAGGGCTTGTTAAGTCCCTGTGTTTGTAATATTTCATCACCTGCAAAATCGCCACTTGGCTTGCGGAAATATAAATTATTTTCATCATAAAATGAGTGTATATCAAAGTCAGTTGTATCACTTCCATAGGTATCTACTTTATCATATTTGCTGACATACTCACGAATTTTAGTTTTGTAAGGCTTAACCTCATTGATAAAATCTTCAATGAAGTTTGTATTATCAAATTTAAAAGTATTGTACTGATCTAAACTACGAATCTTATGTGCAACAGTAATGAAACTTGACTTAAACAACCAATCCTGACTAAAGTTATTTTCGTTGATAGCATATTCCATTAAGCGGAAGAACAATTCATTCATGTTAATTTCATAGTCACCTATGAACAAATCATTCTTAAGTGCATCAACTATCTGGCGAATTTCATCTGCAGGCACTTTATCAAATGCGCCGAAATCAAATGCATCATTATCAAATCCAGTTGCTTGGAAGTTACTGTTAGCAGTGTTAAAACTATACAAACTATCATTAAACTGTAGGGTACCGCGTTCAATAACAACTTCGTCCCAGCCTGTGTCTGTCTTAACAAACATGCTAAAGTTGCCTTCATCATTGCTAGTAACTTTTGCAATATCGCCTGTGACTGCATCAGTAAGTGTAAGCAAGTCTGCTTCAAGTGTTACTTGATATTTTGGAACAGTTGTTCCGTCATACCCTGTAGCATAATAAGTTGCATAATCCCAGTAGTCTGCTGTATTGTAGCCCTGAATATTAGTTAACTGGTAACTCTTATCCTCTTGTAGTGTGTAAATTGCCCAGTAGTTGCTTTGGGTCTCATCTTCAAGAACAAGCACTTTATAACCAGTTGTAAGAATTGCAGTGTTTAAATAGTCTCTTTCAGCAATGGAATCTACACTAATGTTATATTCACCACTGTTTACAGTAGGAATATTCTCGCTGCTTAACAATCTGCTTACACTACTAAGTCTAGCAAAAGGTGCTTTCACTAGTATACTATTACAATACTGTGTTAGTACTTTAAGTGCCGCAGCACGGTTAACAAACATACCCTGTCGAGGCTGTGTAAGTACACCGTACTTTTCAACTTCACTTAGGAATGGATCTGGAACCAAGTTACCAACACTGTCACTGCCTGCTAGACTGTCAACAAGTTTAGTATACATTCTTGCTGGGATATCTTGGTCAACATTGCCTCTGCCAAACAGTTCATATTCACTGTGAAGCACGCCTTCGTTTTTAACTACATCATAGTTTACACTTAACACTACATCACTATCTGCAAAATATTGTTTACAGTTGTATAGTGCTATTGCATTCTTGTCAACAATTGCAATATATGGAACGCCCTGTGCTTTTGGATCTTCAATTAACTTTGTTACACTATCTGCACTTATTGTTCTAAATTCTGCCTCTACTGGAATATCAGTTCTACCTGAAACCCAGAAATAGTAGTATGTCTGTGTGCTATTTGAACTGTTATTGTAAATTACACTAGTTGAAAACTTGTTTACATCTTTGACTGTACCTTCGCCTGTGTATTGCTCAGGCGGTACAGGACTTTCTATCCATTCGTAAACATCAATACTACTGCCAGGAAAAGCAACATTCCAATAGTTTGTCCTGAAATCCAACTCACCTTGTTCTGATAATAGATAATGCACAGTGCTAGTATCCCACCACAGTGTATTATTTTGTTTGTAGTTCCATTTAGCATACAGTGCAGGATCATTATGACTTACAAATGATAGTTCACTTTGTGCAACTCCAGGTATCTTTCCCTTTGTTGAATCCAAATAATCCAGGAATACCTTTATTTGCCCATCTTTTTTGTTGTAAAGTGCTACACGATTTATCTGCGTTACATCTACGCGATCACCTTGACTGCGCAAAGTTGCCCAACTGCTTGCTCTTGTATTGTTATTAAATTCATATACACTACCACTGTTGTTATATGTTCCTGAATCCTGTGGAGCACCGATGAATATTCTGTTATCACTAAACGCTGCACTTGCACCAAACTGATCCAGTGCTGCTACGTTTGTACTCTTGAGTGCTTGTCCAAACACCATTTGACTTGGGTTCGCTAGTGTTGGAACATTGCTATCCAGCAATTCGTACAAGTATCCAGCGCCACTCTGAGTGCGTCTGTCTGTAAATGTAGTACCATTACTATCATATGTTGTGGTTGCTTCAAGATAGTCTTCACTGTTGCTATCTTGTTCAACATCAAATCCAACGGCAAGCATTGTACTTGCTTTGTCACTTGCAATTACAAGGTTGCGTGTTCCTGGATTACTTCCAATCCCTACCTCAACATTTTTATCAAATGCTACAGTACGTCCAAAGTTTTCATTTTCAAATGCTTGTGGATGACTAATTTTTTGTGTAAACTTATAAATTTCAAAAACATCATCTCTGGTGAACATTTGCCCACTGCCAGGATTGATAGTAAGTTTATTATTAGTCTCAGTGCTAGTTGAAGTAATAACAACTTGTCCTAAACTGTTTACACTGCTAGTGACTCCGGGCAAACTAGCACCTAGTATATCGCCACTTAGGTTTGCTGGATTGTCACTACTACTAGACACTGTGATCAATTTATTATTCAAGTAGAATGTATCGCCTGCAGTTTGTGCATGTGGGACATTGGTTGTTACTGTGCCATAATTTTTTCCTGTGTCCTGGAATATAAACACACTGCCCGTGTTTGGATTGGTCTCATCCTCACCCGGACTTCCAATAGCAACCATGGTAGCGTCGCTATCAACAGCAACGCTGTATCCAAACTGCTCACCTTCTGTAACAGTTTGTCCTGTAATATTCTGATCTATTTTTTGTTTTTCAATAAATGTACCAGTGTAAACAACAATTCTTGCACCACTTGCTGGTGTGTATTTGAATGTAATTGTTTTCGCTGAACGTGTATAAAATCCTTCGCTGGATCCATCATTATCAACTGGAACATCAGGATTGTTTGTCTCAGTTTGTAGTATACCATCTACCTCAACAAAAATCTGTGTTTGTAAATCTTCAGTTGTAGTAAAGCCTTTTGTTATACCATCTCCTGCAAATTGCTGCACAACCTGACTTTGTATACTGACTTCACCAGCATCGCCGAACACTGTACTATCCGTACCTGCAACAGCGGCGTTAGGTGCACCTATAACTACTGTGCGACCTTGATAATCACAATCTATAGCAAAACCATAGTTGTCACCAGTACTGGCATCAAACGGTACAAGCATATCGCTTAGTGCATAGTAATCTTCTTGTCTAATAACAACATCTAATCCGTTTGCAGGAGCAGCAACAAAAGTTATATCACTTCCGCTTATTGTAAAATCTTTAGTAGGCAAGTATACGTTGCCATTTTCGTCTGTAATATTAAGTGCAAGAATGTTAATTGGTGTAAAGCCTAGTGCAAAAACTTTAGTTGCACTAGCATCACCTGTAACAGTTTTTACTTCCTGACTGGATACAGGTATAGTTACCTGTGTATAACAATATATGTCATTGCTACCTGGAGCACCAACAAACAAATATCTACCATTGCCGCTCATTACAACACTGGTTCCAAATTTATCACTAGCACCTAATCCTGCAGGACGTATTGCAGGACGTCTGTTAAATTGACCACTACTATCAACATAGTAAATGAATACTGCACCTCTACCGCTTTGTGTTTCTGGTGCACCTACTGCAACATAGTCAACGCCTGCTGCAACGCTGTGTCCAAAACTATCAACTGAGTTACCAATTGTTGCAACTGCAAATGAGTTACCCTCTACTAGAACTCCGCCTTCACTGCGAACATATGGAGTAACCAGTCCATAACCATTGTCTGGAGCGCCAACAATTGCAACAGTCGCACTTCTGTTTAGTGCTACACTTGTACCATATTTGTCGTCTGCATTAATACTAGCAGCAGTTTTTACACCTGTTGTTGTCCAAGGTCTTGTATTTTGCAATACTTGCCATTTGCCGTTATTGTCCTTATCAACCCAAACAAGTTCTTTGTTATTCCAACCACTAACTGGAGTATATGTGCTTAAACTACTTGGTTGAGCAAAACGTACATTACTAAGTTTGTACATAGGAATGTTAATGTCAGTTATTTCTGCTTCTGTTTCAGCATCTACTATTGTAAACTTATTGGGTGCTGATACTTCAAAAATCTTTGCTACCTTACCAATTGGTTGTGCAGCGCGAATAATAACATAATCATCTTCAACAAGTCCATGATTTACATCTGTAGTGTAAATTAAATATCCATTGCCAGTACTTTCAACACTTGTAACTGTACTAAGTGTTTCATCAATTCTACGGATACTCCAGGTATTGGAATCATCAGTAGCAATCCAAATTTTCTTACCTTTGCCTAGTTCTTCAATTCTGTCGCTAAGTCCGAGTAGTTCACTGGTATTGAACACTGTAAAATCTACATCATCTAAACGTGCATAACCTGCACTGTCTAAATCTTTGAGCGTATTTGTATTTGAATCTCGTACGGAGAAAACATCGCCCGTGTAGTTGTTGGGTTTTTTGTAAAGGTCTTTTTCTTGAACATGATAATGCCCAAGTTCAGTAGTGCTTGGCAAGTCACCAGCAGCATGATAATGCAATACAAAAGGATTATTAGTTGCTTCTTGTTCTGGAATAATTGTTTCGATAATTTGGTTACTATCTATACTTCCATATTCACCAACACGGAATGCCCACTCTTCAAAATAATCAATAGTTTGATCAAGGTTAGTAAGTTTGGCATCAATCAGTTTGTTAATTGCTGCACCTGTGCCTTTTTGTTTCAGCATACCCTGGTAGAACTTTACCTGACTAACATCATCCAGTCCTAATCCTGCGAGATAATCTTTCTCGTTGAATCCAATTATACCTTTGCCTAGTTTGTCTACACCATCTTCTAAATTAAGATTATCAGTTTCAAAAAAGTCTTTAAACTGAGTTGCTTTGTTTGCAAGGTTTTTAACAAGCCCTGTCTTAATATTGTCTGCAACTGTCCAGTCATTATAATCAAATACAGTGCTACCATCTACTGCATATTTTGCTACATAAGTAGTTCCTTGGAAACTAACAATATCGCCTTTCTTATAATCAGTATAGGTTGCCCAAACGTTAATTTTATCTTCGTTAATAAAGAAGCCAGGAGCATGCAGTGTGCCGTTCCAGTCGCCACTGCGAGCACCTATAAGTTTTAACCTGCTATGTCTATTACCCAATTCTGGCTGGTAGATAATATCATTAAAGATTGTTGTATTATTAAACACTAGTACATGTTCATGTTGGATAGGATCCAGTTGCACACTGTATAACTGTGTATTCTCTGCATCTACTTTAATTTCAATTACGTTATCTATTCTGCTTACATCATAGAACTTTGGATTAATAATACTTCCATTTGCATCTTTTATTTCACCATTGGTTCTAATGTCATCAATAGTAGCATATGCACGATTTAATGTAAGCGTATCACTATAAGGACTAATAACAATAACACTACCCAAGGGCCACTTTTGGTCTGTCCAAAAAGCAAATTCTTTGCCTGCACTGATAAAGTCGTTCTTTTCACCAACGCCTGTTGTGCCATCAAATACGAATCCACGACTTAGTAAGTACCTTTGATAACTTACGAGGAAATCAAATACTTGTTGTCGATTTGTAATTATTGTGCCATAGGGTATATTTACAATACGATTTTCAAAGTCTTTATACTCGAGGTATACTGTTTCGCCAACGCTAACACGAGCAGGATCTGTGCCTTCACTACTAGGGATAATTTTAAAGAAAGGATTCTTAATATCATACCCTTGTATTTCATAGCCATCTGCTCGTTGAATAATCTGTACGCCACTGTATACAACACGCTCCAGAGGTAGACTCTTTTTAGTATAAATGTTAAGATCTTCGTCTGGTATAAAAATGTTTTCACTTTGGCTGCTAGGTGTTACACTTTCAGCAACAACCTTAAGGTATTGCTTATCTGTAAAACCTGCCATACCATAGCAAAGGTTAAGTTCAAGATTGTTAATTCTATTAATTGCATCATCTACGCTGAAGCCATTGTATCTTAAATATTCACTTATAAATTGATTGTAACCTTCTACTTCTTTGTGACTATGTGTATCATTATCTTCCTCAGCGCCGGTGGCTTGTCCATGTAGTTCGAAATCTACAATGCCAGGTCTGTAGCTCTTGAACTTTTGTAGTATTTGGTCATACTGTGCATTTTTTTCAAACAAGTTAGTATCAAACATAAGTGTGCCGTACTTTGCTGCTTTAATTGTTGCAGCAAGTATTTGCACTACATATGGATATTCACTACTGCGCCTCCATGCAGTTTCACCAGGCGATCCATCACTAAATGCCCAATCGTCGCTGACATTTGTACTAAACGCATCTTGTACTAGGAATTCAGCAGGGCTACGAAGTTGTCCTTGTTCGTCAACAGGTATTATACTCATTAAATCTGGACGCTGTCGTCTTGTATCAATAGTAAATGTTGTGCCAGTTGCATCAGTGTAAACTTTTCCATCACGCAAATCTTCCCAGAGCACTGTGTTGCCACTTGTATAAGGAGCAACACCATAGCGTTGATCCCACCACAGTGGCTTTTCTTTAACGCCCAGCATTTGCCATGGCTTAGTGTGAGGGGTGTCTGTATCGAAGAACCAATTGTAAATTGCACGCCAATGACCTGGGATTCTGCTTCCATCTATTTTATAAACACTGTTTCTATAGTTCCAAGTAAATGGATTGCCTGCTTCAACTGTATCATTTTTCTGCATTCTTACTTTGTTACGCAGAGCCCATTCACCAAAGTAACTACGGATAATATTATTTGCTTCAGCAAAATCAGTAAGAGTGCTACGGAAATACCCAGGAACTACTTCTGTAATATCAAATAAGTCCTTGTTATACTGTGTCTTAATATTATTGAATATACGTTTTTCAAGTTCTAGTACAACGTTGTCTCTGATGTCGTCCCAGCCTATCCATACGCTGCCATCATGTCCTTGGATAACAGTTTTTTCTACAGTATATGTATTATCAGCATACTTGTTTGGTATAAACTTTGGATACAATCCCATTGCACTAGGAGTTGGTGGAATAAAACTACCATGTGTATTTGTATATTCTACAATAGTAATTTTGTCATCTACACTTAAACCAATTAATGCAACATCTAAATTTGTTGTAGTAAGTACTACCTTTGCTTCTGTAGTATCAAATGTATAATCCTGTCCTTCAACAAGAAGGTTAGGAACGCCAGTGCTAATTGGTGTATGATATACTAGTACACCACGGCTGCCTATACTTGTAAGATCAAATTGGGTTGTAAATTCAAATTCAGTTTCTGCGGCATCATCAATAGTATACACTAGTTGTGATTTTTGATTTCCCCAGGGTACCATGTCGCTGAAGTAAAATGGGAAAGTACTAGTTTTTGTACCTGCCATAAACAACAGAATATCATCAACACACTTTGCAGGATCTGTCAAATCAAGGTCAAGTTTATTAATGTTATCAATAAATCTATTTTTAAATTTAGTATACTCATTCTTAACGAAGTTTATACTATCAATAGTGTTTGCTTCTGTATTGCTTAGTAGGTGCATTGGCAATATCATGCCAGCACTGTGTTGTAATATATTACCGGGATATGCACGGAAGTTTGTATCACGTAGGTTACTTTTGCCAGGAGCAACACCAAGTAGAGTTTTAATTTGTCTACTAAGTTGTACAGCATGGTTACGCATTTGTCCCAGTGTTAGTGTGTCAAATGTTGCGTTGCCTGCATTGTTTTGTAGATTATCTGGTACCTCGTAAAAACTATTTGGTGATTTGTTTGCACTAATAAACTTGATAACAACCACATCATTTTCATTCAGCGCAGTTGTAAACACAACATATTCTCTATCCTGTTGTATTAAATGAGTGTAATCAGTTTTATATATAAACTGTCCATTTACACTTACCTGCAGCGGCTCTCTAATTCTACTAGTATCAACACTTGCACCTATTTCAAAACTGTTTAGTTCATTTGCACTAACTTCATATGTAACAATCTGATACTGTGTACTATTTTCAATAGTTTTTGTCCAGCCATTGTATAGCACTCTATTTCCGTCAATATCAAACTGATGTGCGTGTCCACTGCGTACAATTACATTTGTGTTACCTGTGCTTTTTGTATATTGGAATATATCACTATCAAAATTGTTTTCAAATACAATGTCACCAATTGTACTAAAGTTTTGATAACTTAATCCAAAGTTTAGAATTGCATCTGGACTATTGTTATTGTTACGCTTATAACTAAACAGTTTGTTTCCAGTAAAGTTACTACTTGGATATTTTGTTGTGTCACTAAAACTAGTATGATCTGGATCAAATATATCAAACAATGGATCCTGATTTAGTGTTGTTTTTTGTTGTGCTTCAGTCCAAACAGTGTCATCTAAATAAAATTGTTTGCCCTGATTAGTTGCACCAAGTGTACTAAGCACACAGTTAGTGTCTACAACTGTGCCTATATCAACAAGATTAATAATTTCAACTTTACCTGAGGTATTTCCTCCATCTGCACCAACAGTTGTACTATCTGCAAAAATTGATAGTGAATCAGTGGTTGCTGCACTTTGATCTGCACTAATTATATCCACACGATAAATTTTTGTTCTAACATCAGTGTCTGTGTCTGCACTGAAGATCACTGTGCTATCTTGCTGCAAATCAATACCATCAGCAAAATAACCTGGTGTGCCATTTACATTACTAAGTGCATCTGTTTGTGTTGTGTCTACTACAGTAACAGGAGCAACACTAGTTGTTCCCATGTTGAATAATTCTAGTCCACTGTAAAATTCAATAATTGGACGTTTTGCTCTTGCAGTGTCATCTAAATCTGCAGTATAGTTGTTATAAGTTGCTGTTGCTTCAATAACTTCTCTGTGGAACCAGCGATTGCCACGACTCCAAGCATTACGATCTGGACTTGCACGATTAATAGTAATGTAATCCTGATCTTTAGGAGCATTTAGTGTTCCGTCCCAGCCACCAGCATCATATGCTACTGAATCAAATCCATCACTGGTACTGTTAGTGTATTTTTCAGGTGTAATCATTTCGTCAACTGCAACCAGTTGTATACCGCCTGGTTGTCCTACACCTTCAACATAGTATTCTCTGTCGCCATATAGTGCAGGCGTAACATTGCTGTTAAATTCTACTTTAAGTCCATTTGTAAATTTTACACTGTTTGCACTTGTAAATGATTGTTTATTGAGTATATCTTCTGTAACATTAATAGCGGCTGTAACATCCTCATCTACAATTTGGATTTTACCAAACTGCAGTTCATTTGTTGCATCCTGATAATACAGTGTATTCAATCCTGCTGTATAGGGCTCTATTAGTTCTGGAACTCCACTGGCATTTTTATAGAATTCTCTATTACCATATAAGTTACCCTGTTTAATTTTAACTTTTTCTGCAACGGGCCAATCAGTGCTACGAGTAAGTTGAACTGTATCAACGCCACCAACTTTGTTTACTGCAATACTATATACATCATAGCGAACATCCACAGGCAGTGTAGTTGTTTCGTCCCAAGGATGATCGTCATCATCATATCCGTATGCGTCAAATGGTGCGCCCTGTTCCCAGTCACTTGCTACTGTACTAGGACTTACAAATACTAGTGTCTTTCCATCAATTTCTGTTTGTACATCAATGCCGCCATGTGTGTCAATCAGTGTTTGATAAGGTACATTGTGAATATCTTTGTATGCAAGATCAGTAGCAAAGTCAGGATTTGCAGCCTGTGTTGCGTTTATCATAATATTTTGTGCGTTAGTAGCAGGAACATTAAAGGTAATCGTTCCATTATCTTCGCCATTGTTAGTAAGTCCAAGTATTTTTCTTGTGCTTACATTACTTCCATAGTTACTAATGCCAGACAAGCCTGGTTCAGTTTGGATCCAAAATGGATGACCTGATTGTTGTACACTAAATGTGTAACTACCGCCACGGGCAATTGTAATAGTTGGATTTTCGTTATCACTATTATCAATGCTGTATTCATCAACACCAGCAACTGTGCGTCGTGTAATAGCAAAATCTTTTTCCATATCGACGACACTGTTAAAAACTTGCACACTGTCAGGGCCTGCTGGCAACCAAAAGTATTCGCCATAGTTTACAAGTTTGTCTAAATCATTAAAACCACTGTAGTTGTAATATTCTTGGTCGTTAAGATCAGCATGTGTGTCAACATTTACATTATTGTATCTCAGTTGATTAATAAAGTCAATGTAACCAGTCAAACTTTCAATGCTTTTATTAGCACTGCGATAAACAACCGCAGGCTCAAGTTGATAATTTTGTCTATCTTTGTCTATCTCTTGGACATAACTATCTCCTACTTGAAAACTTGCTGCTTGCTGCCGACCAATATAACTGTTAATTCTTGTTAAATTAGGTTCACTGATTAACTGGTCAACAGTAGCGTTAAGAAACTTGTTGTTTTTATTAGTTTGAAATACGTCTGGTAATAAGACTTGACTTTTACGAAGTGCCATTAGTAACCATATCCTCCACCGCCGCTGGAACCGCCGCTTGATCCACTGCTACTTGAACTACTACTTGAACTGCTACTACTTGAACTACTTCCACCGCTACTGTAAGTGGTTGTGGAACTAGATGATACATTTGTAGATGTTGCTACTGCGGTGCTTGTACTGCCTGCACTTGCGCTTTCGCTTGCTAGACTAGTTGTGGTTGTGTTAACAACACTACCGTTTGCTTGCAGACTGTTTGCAGTGATAACATCAATAACTTCAATGTCATTTACTGTTGCTGCACTTATTAATATTTCATCACGCTGACTTTGAATCTGGAACAAACTACCAAAATTACTTGTTGCTAGTTTTGGAACAATTACTACACTTAGAACATCAGGTGATAATGAGTTGTAAAGATATGCTGCTAGTTCGCTGAAAAAGAAACTATCTCCAAAGTCCCAGTTGTTAACACTAAAGTAATTGTTAATTGCTGCAACTACACGTTCTTTGACTTCACTGTCACTAATAAGAGTGCTTGTATTTTTAACTACCTTAAATGTTGCTTGCAATTCTTCATCTGCCTTATTGCCAAATAGTGGTCTGTAACTAACACTGTTAAAGATAATAGTATCGCTTACACTCTTGTATTGTTCAAGTGATCCAAATTGATCACGCAACTCGTTTGTTGTAGGCTTAACAGGTTTGCTAACAGTACCAGTGATGTCTGTGACATAGTTTCTATAATCTGTATCATACTGTCTTGTAAGCAAGAACAAATCAATAATGTTACTAGGACTAGGGTCAATACGTCTGTTATTAGGCGAGTTGTGAGTGTACTGAAATAGTAGATCACTGCGTCCTGTACGCTTTACATAATCTGTAGTCTCTGCTATACTTTTTACATTGCTACCACTGATGCTTAGTATATAAAACTTATTATCTGTGCTTGCATAAAATACTTGTCCACTGCTAAACTGTGCAATTACTTCGTTAATTGCTGCTTGTGTAACATAACGCTGTTCAATGTCTGTTATTGTAACTGGAGTGTAGGTTAAATAGCCGCCTGTGCTTGTGCTAGTCTGATAAAACACTACTTTGGTTGTTGAGTTTGTGTCTGGAGCAACAATTATATCAAATACCTCAGGATTATCAACGACGCCATCGCTGTCAATGTCTGGGAATGTAACCTTAATTCTGTTTGTAAGTGTAAAACCGTCTGTCTCTGTAATAACATCATCAATTTGCATTGCATAATCAACAGCAAGACTGTTTACGCTGTCTGGCAAACTATTAACTTTTAGAATATTAATTTTATCTCTGATTGTTTTGCCTGTGCGTGGATCAAATATCTTTAGGTTATTATCAAAGTAAAAACGTGTTTCAAGTTTACTTTCAAATATATAACTGGTATCTCTAAAGTTTACTGTGTATGTACTGCCATCATTTGTAAACTTGAAAAACCAACTGTTGTCCAAGTTTGTGTTTGTAGTATTGCCTGCATATGCTAAACTAAATGTAGTTGATTGATCTAGATCAAGTGCATTAATAATAGTCCATGCTTGTGTGTCTCTGTCATAGCGCAATCCAAAAGTTTTAAAGTCACCTATATAGTTGATTACATTATTTCTAACTTCAGCAGTAAGCGCAGTATTCCATGGAGCAATGACCTGATTAACAATTGCATTCTGAGGAATAATCTCACTGAGTGTAACAGGCCCTATGCCTGTATCTAAATTGCCCACACCCTGGTTAGTGCCGTCAGTTTCAATTGCACTTATACTTGCCCAAATGTAATCTCTGGTATTAATTGTGCCACTGGTGCCATCAATTAGATTGTTATTAATATCAAAAACTTTACCACTTGGTGCAGTAAATTTTAGCAGTGCGCCAACTTTGGCATACTTTAAGTTACTTGTTGCAAACTCTCCTATTTTTAGTGGGCTATCAACATCATTTTTAAAGTAACCTGTACAGGTTCCGCTGCTACTTGTAGTTAGATTCCAAGTTGCATTAAGACTTGTAGTATCAATACCACCATAGTTTTTCAAGTAGAAATGCAGACTATCATTATCAATAATGTTTTTTTCTACTTGCTGTGCCACAATATTACTAATATCACTATCGGTTACGAAAGTAAACTGGAACTGTTGTAGATCTTCTGTGCGATAAATTATTCCATCTTCTGCTACAATATTTGTACTACTGTATTTGCCTGTTGTATCACGCACATCCAAGTAACGACTAATACCACTGGCAGTACGGTTAATTGCTTTGCTCTTAAGAATGTTACTAAACTTTGTATAGGGAAGAACTTGATAGTCTTCACCAGTAATCATACGATCCTGTGTGTAGTACTGTTGCTGTGCTTTTAGTTTAATATCCCGCAGATTTTCTCTGCCGCTTGCATTTGCAACTGTGCTTTGTAAACTTAGGTTGACTGTTAAGTTTTCAATTTGGTTACTGTGACTAATGTAAGGAATAACAATTTGCAGATTTTGCATATCATTAGGACTAATCTTATATGTTGTGCCTGCACCTGTGCGGAAATAAACACGGAAATTACCTGTTGGGATATTACTGAAAACATCATCACCAAATACTAGACTAATTTGATCGTCTGCACGGCTGCGTACTGTAAACAAGTTTTTGTTGTTTACACTTAAACTATTATAGATTACGTTATTGCCGCTGATAGCAGGTACTTTGTCCCAGCGTGTGGTTTCTCTGCCAGCGTCATCAAGTTGGTAAAGCCAAACATCGTTGTTGTCAATATTGTTGATGTCCAGTTCAACTGTGCGATTAGGTAGTTTCTCAGCAATGCTAAAGTCTGCACTCTGTAAGTTACCCTGTTTAAAGTAAAAGAAGAATCCGTTGTTTGCACTGTTAAAGCCTCTGTTATCATTGCGATAAAGAATGTTTGTTGTACTACCAGGTTGAGGTGCTACTTCATATAGGAAATCTGTGCCACTGTATGTGCCTTTGACGATTTCAAATTCTAAATTTTGAGAGCCAACATCACTGCTAAAATCATAGATAGGCACAGTACCTGCATTTAATCTAATTTGATATTCCTCAATAGCAATTCCACCAACTGTGGTTCTAAGTGCAGGATTTCCATACTGTTGTGTGCTGACCATTGCTGCATTAAGGATAGTAGTAAACTGTTCTAAAAAGTCACTGTTACTTGGATCGCCCCAACTAATTTCAGTGTCTCTTAGGCTGTTTCCGTTGCTGTCTGTAATTGCTTCTGTTGTTTCAACACTGTCTACTTTAAGTAAACCTCGAGCAATTTGTTGACGCTTTGGATAATAGTTTAGCATGCGAGCCAGGCGTAGTATGCTGTCTCTGCGTTCTGCTGTTTCTAAGAAATTTTCACGGGCGTTTAAATCTGCGCGGAAACTAAGGCTTTGCCCAAGAAACGCAATCATGTCGATTAGTGCAATATATTCACTGCTTTCAATAAAATCGTTAAAATCTTCTGGGTAATAGTTACGCAAATAGTCAACCATACTTTTGCGTATGGTCTCATAATCGTAACTTTGAAAATCTGCTTCCCGGAAGGTCTCGTAAACTTTCTTCCAGTCTTCCGCAGCAAATAAGTTTGATTGTCTTGTACTAGCAGCCATGTTTTAACATTCCTATTCTATTGCAGTATTTATTTGCAGAATAAAGTATGTATATTATTGTGTGCTTGTATCTGGTCTATCAAACTTTACCATTAGATTTTCTACTTCATTACTGACAACATATCGTAAACTCATTTCAATTTGTAGTCCGTTTTCGTATTCATCTAATGTAATGCCTTCGCTGCGTACTCTAGGATCATTTTCAATCACTGCATTTACTTCTTGAATTACAATTGCTTTGGTTTGTTCTGTTAGAGGATCCATAATTAAATCACGCAAACTAGTACCAAAGTTTCCGTTCATTAATTTTTCACCTTTGCGTATTGCAAAGTGGTTCAGTAAGTCTCGCTTAATGAGATCAGTGTCAGTTATCTTTGAACCACCAAAGTTGTTGTTAATAGTACTGAATCCTTTGTATACTGCTATAGCCATAATGTATTTACTTTCCTTGGTTATCAGCACCAGCATAGATTGCTAGTATCTGTTGTTCCAACTGCTTTTGTGCTTCAGGATTATCGAACATCTGTGCATGTAATGCAGCAATATTTGCATCAGATCCAGTTGATGCACGACTTTGAGGTTCACTTTTAAGTGGAACTTGTGAGGATCTTGATCCTGCAGCCCGCTTTGCTGCGGCAGCACCAGTTAGCATATTATTTTTTACACTGCTAAAAATGTCAGCACCTCCTGGTATGTTTGTTGTATTTTGTAGTACACCTTCGATCTCAGTAAATCCTTCGCGAACTTTGGCGACAATCTCTGGACTTGCATTATTACTTGCTGTAAGTTGTGCTAGTATTTGTTCTTTACCATCTGTAAGTTTGATACCACCATTGTTTACTAGTGTTTGATAGTCCTCTGCTACAATTGCTTGTTGCACACTTTCCTGTAATCCTGCATTGCCCAAGAACTTGTTTAAACTGTTTGCGCCGCCTTTGCCTGTCCAAACGTTGGTATCTGTTAATTGGTCATTAAACACTGCTTCTGGACGCACAAAACCTTGTTTTTGTAGTTGTCCCACGTTTACGCCAAACTTTCCAACGCTTTTCGTTACACTGTCAACAAATGCTGGATTGTTTAAACTTCCTGCTTGTTTTACCACTGCAGCGTTAAGTGCTTGTGTATCAAAACTGTCCAATGCGCCAATACTAAACCCAGTATTAGTCTGTTGTACTATATCTGTAATTGGAAACTTGGATAATTGTGGACTGCTAAGTATAGACCCAAGTTGATCCTGTGCCTGCGGAAGTACTTTATTAAACTCCGCAACTGCTCCTGGCAGTTTGTTTTGAAACTCTGCTACTGCTCCCGGAAGTTGTGCTTGCATTTCGCTTGCCATGCCTGTAATCTTACCATTAATGTCTTTGGTAAAAGAATTCAAATCAGGACTTACACCACCAAATGCACTTGGATCAACTGGCAAATCACTTACTATACTACCAATATTGCTTGGAATTAACGATCCGCCTGTGCCACCAAATGCTAATTCATCTGGCAACCCTACATCTCCTACTCCAACTGATTTAATTATGTCTGGACTTATTGCACTAGTAAGTGCTGGACTAACAATACCATATCCACCTGCAGGCCCACCGCTTGCTCCTGCTAGTCCACCACTAAAAGGTGTACTAGTATTTGTTGTTCCATGCCCTATAAATGGCTCGTGCATTGTAAGTCTATCAACACTGGTACTAAGCATTTGTTCTTCATCTAGTATAAACTGATTCTGTGCTTCATCATAGGTTGTATCTTCTTTTTGTCCAGCACTAATTTTTTTTGCTTGTTTTGCTTTTGTCTTTGGACCTTGTAGCAATACTAGACTACCTGCAACACTAATGTTGCCACCTGCGTTGTAGTAACTTGCACCTCCGCTTGACGCAAATAGTTCACTGTCTGTGTGCAAGTGTAAATTCTTTTTGCCGTTAATACCTAGTTCACCATCACTTTGAACAGTAAGTTCTTTTTTGCCTTCCAGTGCAAGTTGTTGTTCACTTACTATTTGTGTGTAGCCTTTGCTGTGAAACTTTATGTTTTCATCAGCATGAAAGTTAATATTTTTGCTGCGGAAATTTATACTATCCTGTGCATACACATCCATAGTACCTGTATTGCTTAGTTCTATCCAGGTACTGCCTATACTATTGCCAATATAGATAACACCCTCAGTGTCGTTAAGCAGAATTTGATGACCAGTACTTGTGCGAAAACGTATTTGATTACTGTTGCCATCAATATCGCCATCGTCCAGCGTAATGCTGTGTCCTTTACGTCTAGCATAGGGTGCTAGTAATCCCTCAACAATATCTTTACTTGCTGTGTCCGGATTTTTTACTGCTGCAGCATTTGCTGTGAGAAAATCCTGTCCATTGCCATCTATTCTACGTCCTTTACTGCTAATACCTATAAGTTCACTAGGTGATTCGCGCATGTATCCACTGTTGTTAATACCACGCACAGTATCACCAAGCAGTCCTTGTTGACGCAGATAATTCTGTGTAAAGAAATCCACTGGTCTTGGTTGTTTTTTAAAGTTTGTTACTTTTTTACTGCTTTTGTCTCCTTTGGGATTATCATTAAACTCTCCACCAGGATCGCCGTCCACTGTTAATGTTGCTTCAGGAACAGTTTGTAACATAAATGTGTCAGGTACACATGCAAAATAAAACCCTTCAGCGTTGCGACCTTCTGGAAAGAAACACAGTACTTTTGTACCTAGATCAGGCGGTGGTGTTACAAATCCACTGCTAACTTTAGTGCTATAATAACTATCTTGAGGACCTTGATTATCTACTCTACTGTAAAAAGGCGTGCAATATCGCACAGTACGCCACTGTGACTTAGTAGCAGGATTTGTGCTAAAAGTAGGTATGAACACTTGGATAACACCCATGTGTGCTCCATGTACGTTTGCTTTAACAATGCCTGTAACAATACCACGTTCTTCTCGAACACCAGTTACGTTTGCAGTATTGTATTGAGGATCACCGCCTCGTTTTCCTGTTCTTGTAATATCTGTAGCCATTGATTATACTGTCCCAATATATCTGGTTGCCCATGCTTCACTTTGGCTTGCTGGGTTATCTTGAATTGTTTCTATACTTTGATCTTCGCCTCTAGCGATTTCTGCTGTTCTTTCATTGTTTACACTAGGACTTGTATAAGGTGTATCCTCATAGTCAAAAAAGTCTAAACTGCTTGTATCCACTAGCGGATTTACTACTGTTGCGCCACCTGCATCAGTGCTAGGTTTGTTGCCACTGCGTCTAACACGGTTATTAATCTCAAAGTCACCATCTTCTACTTCATCACTAGCACGGACGGTGGATGTTTGAACTCCTGTTTTTGTTAAACCACCTTTACTAGGTTGCAATTTAGCTCTGAATCCTTCAAGTCTTTGTTGGAATACACCGCCACTGAAAGTGCTGTCAACACTTGTAACTTGATATACTCCACTAAAACTACTGTTACCATATCTACTAGGATTTGCAAGTCCACTTGTTTCATCATAGTCCACTGGTGTTCTAAGATTAACTTGAATATAGGGAGGTGTCAAGTTATAATTTATAGTTCCGTCAGGCATAAATGGTTCTGTATATTGTTCTCCTTGACGAACTCTATCTTGCCAGTATGCATCGCTAGTGGGAATAAAGGCAGGATCACCAACAATTTGCAATCCAAGATCAATCATATCAACACCATCACTCATAACACTACTAAACAAGTCCTTTGATCTTGCACGTTTAACATTATCCTGGCTGTTTATTGTATTGCCCTCTATACTCTGTGGAAGTTCTTTTACCATAGTACCTCCCAGTGTTTCATCTGCAGTGTTAATACCAAAAGGTTTTCCTGTGCCTGCAGTCATTACTTGAATGAACGCAGTTCTAAACTTCATATCAAAATCCAATACTTCTGTGTTTGCACCGCTAAAAATGTAATCATATTCTTTGTGTACACCTATACCTGTAGGTTTACTTTTTTTAGCCCAGGGAAAATCTTCATAATAAATTTTATTTGGTTCCACAGCAAAATTCACAAGATACTTGTATCTCCCATCTTTATTATCCATGCCGCCGCCAGGACTATCTGCACTTTCAATAATAGGTCTTACTTTAAACCAGTCAATTCCACTACTGTCATTTACATCAGGACTTGGATTATCTACAATATTTTTATCCATATAGTCACTGTGTAGTATTACAAGATTAAGCAGTTTTGTAATATCTGTACCTGCGTTTATTTTAAATGTTTGTGTTTCTTTATCAAGCGTAATGCCCTGTGCAATACCTCTTACATACGCATCAAACTGTTTTTTATCGCCCTTGCTTTTTTCTTTTTCTTTGCCTTCTTCTGTGGGTGCAGGAGTATTAAGTGCATCATATAGATCAGTTAAATTAAGTTTGGCATTTGCTATATTCGCTGCAATAGTAAACTTGTAAGTATCATGTTTTTCTGCTGCTGGTGGAATCTCTTTTTCAGTGACTTCATTATTTTTTTCTACTAGTGCTTTGGATGGTTTTGTACGTTTACGTTGATGGTTAGTAAGCACTTCACCTAGGTTTGCTGATTTTGTTTTTTGTGTAGTTTTTACAACCCTTTCTCGGGTAGTAGTCTCTTGAGCTCTTATTCTCTCTGTAACAGTGGACTTTACTGTCTCTTCAACCATAACACCAGCACTAAAAATGTCTCCAACTGTTGTTGCTTTAAGTTCTACGTTAAAGGGTATAATACTCTGTATACTACCCATTGTATGATTAGCAAATGGGATTGCCTGACATTTGTATTGAGTGCCGCTGCTAGTGACATCAAAACTCATATCAGTCAATCTAATAGGAATATACTTTGGTGTGCTAGGTGCCCCCATGGGTTGCCCATTTTCATCATACCCTTTAAATTTTATTTCCAATAGATAAGGAGCATGTATATACTTTTCCCTAGTGCTTGCTAGTACACCACCGGCTGCACGTTGTAGTCTTTCCAATAGCGTAACACCACGTGGTTCTGTAATAGTAAAACGTATATCAGTTGCGTTTGTATTGGACTTAAACCTACTTGGACCAACAGCAACATTAGAGATTTCTAAATCATCAATAAAGAAATCATTACTAAAGTCTGTACCGCCTCCCTCTGTGCCAACTCCGCCACTACGCATAAGCAAATAACTAGCAGGTGGTCTAAGTGCATCCTGTGGAGTTCTAGGTTGACTAAGAAGGTTTACATAACTTTTACTATTCATCAAATAAAGTGCAATATTGTATGTGTAACTTGTAAATTTATTAAGTTCATTTGTTATAGGATTAATTTGTATCTTACTTAAATCCTGCGTAAACGGGCCATTGTTTAGTGCCTTGACGCTGCTACTTTGACCAATTTTTGTTCGTATCCTTGCACTTTCATTTAGACCAATTGGAGGACCTGTGTCACTGCCGTCTGTGGTAGCAAGGAAATTGGTATATTTTCCATCATCATACTCATCATCCATGCCATAGACTTCTTCGGGTGCTATTGCATTAGTAATACTGCCGAATCCTGCCTCAGCACGATCTGAAGTCCGGGGGGTTCTGCCTGGGGAAACTTGTATTCTTACTAAATTTCCAGCAGCGTCTTGTATAACGTCAACATCTCCCGGTGCCACTGCAGGCACAGTAAGTGGTTCTTCTACTGAGATCGTAGGATTCTGTTGAGGAGGCTCATAAAGTGAAAAGTCCTCTGGTGCTGGATTGTTTAACTTGTTTTTATAGTGCGGACTAGGCATATTAGATTCCTAATGCTGTTTCGACTGTATCCTTTTTGGGAATGTAAAACTTCTTTCCTGCACGAAAATCCCAGACAGGATCTTCAAATGCATTTGGATTACGAGCCATAAACACCCACCATAGATTACTATTGCCATACAAGTCAAAAGCAAGTAGGTCAGGTCTGTTTTGATGCACTAGTGTAAGTGTATGTAGTACATCGTCTCTGAAAGGAGGAATACGTCGTGGACTAAGCACATCCAAGTAGTAACTGTATTGATTGGTATTAGCATAGGGACTATCACTATTGTATTCAGCCATTAAATAAATCCTCCACCTTTGCCTGGATTACCAATTAGTCCGCCTTTGCTAAACTTATCCAAACTAAAGTTTCCAATTTGATTTTTACTGTAGATAGGCAATAGACTAATTGTCATATTCATATAACTTGGTATCATAGTTTTAGTTGCAGTATCAGGACTGCTTGCAAGAGGAACTTCAATATAGTCTCTGTCTGCTGGCATAATTTCTGTAAAGTTTGTAATTACAACAGGTATACTGTTGTAGTTAAACGGACCATATCCACTTAGTCTTAGAACTGGTGGCGGTGTGCCTCGTAACTGATCTGCTCCGTAGAACATTTTATAGGCACTGCGGAAAAAATGTAGTACAGCGAAAACATAACGTGCTTCATCTGCGTTAGTTGCTGTAAAATATCCATCAATATTAATTGTATCCACGCTACTAGCATTGTAACTGTGTTGAATATAGTTACTGTGTGTTGGATGCGCTCCTGCGTATTGCGCACTGTGACTAACACTTACTGTGGGTGTATAGGGAAAAAGCACGCCATCTGTGTCAAGCAGTGGCTCCAGCAATTTATTTTTTGCGTCTTTATACAAGTAATTTCCACTACTAGGACTCATACTAAGTCTAACACGGATATCACCGTCTCTGAACACAGTAGCAGCAACATCACTAAATCCAGGAATGTTCTCACCTGCAAAATTTAATCCTGCTTGGATAAGTCTATTACCACTGCTATCTAGTAGATTGCGACCAATTTTACTAAGTGGATCATTACCTGGAAGAGCCCTTCCACTAGCATCACTTACAAATTGCTGTGCTTTTCGCTTAAAGATACTACCTAAATTAAACGCCATTTATCAAATCCTTGTTTTTTTACTTGATAAGTATATTTATAGGCTGTATAATATACGCATATAAAAGGAATCACATTAAATGATCAAAAGGAAAAAATATCTCAACAACCGAGATTTGTTGAAAGAAATCCACCTAAGTAAAAATACATATAGTAGTTTTGTTAATGAAAATGATGATGTTTATGACATTATCTTACCCAACGTAGAAAAAATTAACATTCGCACTATTGCACAAGCAAAACGTAATCAAGCAGATAGATTACAAAAGAAAGCATATGAAGCAGCTCGTGCAGAAGGACAAAAAGTAAAGCAAGCAGACTTTGCTGTTGATTGGAAAAAAATTGACAAGAAGGATGTTGTTTTTCGCATTATGACGCATGACCATATTCCACTGCATCCAGGTCGCAAAAAGTCACCAAAGACTGTGGCAGACCATCATGTACAGTGTAACTTCCCTCCTTTTCAACACTTTAGACTGGACGACAGTGATGTTGCAGTTTGTGTTGGTAAAAGTCACTGGGACGGCGGACTAGAAAACGGAAACTTCAGTAAAACACATGGCAAGACTACTAACAAACTTGCCCGTATGTATATGAAATTATGCGAACGTTATGGCACTAGAAGTAACTGGCGTGGATACACATACAATGATGAGATGCGTAGTCAAGCATTGTTGCAACTTGCACAGATTGGCTTACAGTTTGATGAAAGCAAAAGTGAGAATCCATTTGCATACTACACTGCAGCAATTACAAACAGTTTTACAAGAGTGCTAAACTTGGAAAAGAAAAATCAGAGCATCCGTGATGATATTCTCGAAAGTGCTGGACTAAATCCTAGTTACACAAGACAAACTGAAAACGAACTAGCAAAGAGTTCTGATCCTATCTAATGAAAAATAAAAAACTGTTATCAATTGGTTGTAGTTTTACAGCACACAGTGGATTCGATCAGAACATACACAAGCATTGGTTGTCACAATTTTCCAAAAATAACAATTTTGAAACGACAAACCTAGGACTACCAGGTTGCTCAAATGCTGAAATTTTTTTCCGCACAGTAGAAGCGATTTCTAAATGTGCAGATTATGATTTTGTCACAGTACAATGGACAAGTTTACATCGCTTGTGGGTATACCATAACGATAAAAACATTGATGACTATACAATGGTTAACGGAACAGGTATAGGAGGTCTACATAGTGATAGTGATCATGTAAAAACGTATCAAAAAATACACCATGGTTATTTTGGCAACCAGTATGTAGCACTAAAGCAATGGCTTCTATACACCATTGCACTTGAAGTTTTTTTAAGATCTCGAGGCTTAAAGTTTGTTTTTATTCTTGGTGCTCAAAACTATCTTGATACTATACCAAAAATATCCTATAATAAAGACACTGGCTTTGAAAACACTGTTCTTAAAATAGTTGATGACATCGCAACATATTTTGATGATATGTTTGATACAAAAAATAACGCTGATGACTTGATAATAGAAAAACTGTCAGATATACAAAATCTAATAAAACAAAGTCAGTGTCTTACATGGCTAAATTTTGACTCAAAACCATTTACTAAATTAGGACCAGATGACGATCGTGCAGATGACAACTCACATCCAGGACCTATAGCAAATAAAAACTTGTGCAAACAACTTACAGATTACTATGCAAAACTTGACAACAATAGTTAAAGGCACTATACTTAACACATGAGTTTGTTCAAACGGGCCGCCGTATTCACGGATATTCACTTTGGCAACAAGAGCAATAGCCAAACGTTTAACCGCGACTGTCTCGATTTTGTAACTTGGTTTTGTAAAGAAGCCAAGTCACAGGGTGCAGACACTTGTATCTTTATGGGAGACTGGCATCATCAACGTGCGAGTATCAACGTTGCTACACTGAACTACAGTATAGAAGCACTGGAGTTATTAAACACAACATTTGATACTATACATTTTATACCAGGCAACCATGATGAATACTACAGAGACAAACGTGACTATAACAGCATCGCGTTTATTAAGAAATTTGAGAACATACAATTTTACAATGATATTACCACAGTTGATGGTGTAGCATTTATACCCTGGCTAGTTGGTGATGAACACAAGCAGATGCAGAAAATAACTGCTGACTATGTAATTGGTCACTTTGAACTGCCTCATTTTTATATGAACGCTATGGTACAGATGCCCGATCACGGTGAACTAAGTGCAAATGACTTTGGTCGTTGCGGTACTGTGTTTACAGGACATTTTCATAAAAGGCAAGAACGTGAGAATGTTGTGTACACAGGCAACGCATTTCCTCACAACTACAGCGACGCTGGTGATGATGATCGCGGTCTAATGATACTGGACTGGGATGGAACAAGACAGTTTATTGCCTGGCCCGATCAACCCAAGTATCGTGTACTAAAAATTAGTGATCTACTGGAAGGCCCAGAAAAGTATTTGAGTCCCAAGACTTATGCTCGTGTACACTTGGATGTGGACATCAGTTATGAAGAAGCAAACTTTATTAAAGAAACCTTTATGCAAGAATATGGATTGCGTGAAATGAGTTTGATCCCTCTTAAAGTTGAGGACATGGACATGCAAATCTCAGGTGAGATTAACTTTGAAAGCGTGGACACTATTGTTACTAGTCAATTGCAACAGATTGATAGCGAACAATATGATACTAATCTAATGTTAGACATTTATAGGAACTTGTAGTATAATAAACACATGTTTAAAATTGATACACTTACAGTAAAAAACTTTATGAGTGTGGGTAACACCACACAAGCAATTGACTTCAACCGCAATGACCTTACACTTGTGCTGGGTGAAAACTTGGACACAGGCGGCGGTGATGCTGGCAGTAGAAATGGTACTGGCAAGACCACTATCATCAATGCGCTAAGTTATGCACTATATGGCAATGCACTTACAAACATTCGCAAGGACAACTTGATCAACAAGACCAATGGCAAGAACATGCTGGTCACTGTGGAGTTTGAAAAAGATGGACTAAATTATCGTATTGAACGTGGACGTAAGCCTAATGTGCTAAAGTTCTACATTAACAACAACGAACAAGAAACAGAGGATAACGCACAGGGCGATAGCAGAGAAACACAAAAGGCTATTGAAGAACTGTTGGGTATGAGTCACGACATGTTTAAACATGTGCTTGCACTAAACACATACAGTGAACCATTCTTAAGCATGAGACAAAACGATCAACGTGCTATTATTGAACAGTTGTTGGGTATTACTATTCTCAGTGAAAAAGCAGAGAAACTAAAAGAGATAGTGCGTGTAACTAAGAACAAGATTCAAGAAGAAGAATACCGTATCAAAGCAGTTGAAGATGCTAACGGCAAGATTGTAGAACAAGTTGATGCGCTAAAGCGCAGGCAGCGTATGTGGCAAGACAAAAAAGATCAGGACATTGCAAACTTTAAAACAGCAATCAATGATCTTAGTCATGTTGATATTGATGCTGAACTTAGAGCGCACACTGAACTTGCAGACTGGAACACACTAAACAATGCACAGGTTCAACTACAAAAAGACATTGCTGCACTGCAGGCACAGGAAGGCAGAGCAGAGCGCGATGTTAAAAAAGCAAACAAGGCTCTAGTAGGTTGGCAAGACGGAGTGTGTCATAGTTGCAATCAAAGCATTACACACCTGGATAGTCATAAACAAGAGATTGAAAAAGCGGAGAAGGAACATGACGAAGCAAATAATTTCCTTACAGAACTACAAACAGCAATTACAGATCTCAAAACTCAGCAAGAAACAGTCCCAAGCAAACCACGAACTTTCTATGATAGCGCCACTGATGCACACAACCATCGTTCAAGCCTATCCACACTGGAATCACAACTACAAAGTAAGCAAGATGAAAGTGACCCTTACACCGATCAGATAGCAGAAATGGAAACTACTGCAGTACAAGATATTACCTGGGATGCGATTAATGAACTTACTAGAGTACAAAATCATCAGGAGTTTTTATTAAAACTACTAACTAATAAAGATAGTTTTATAAGAAAGCGTATTGTAGATCAAAATCTCGCTTACTTAAATACAAGATTAGAAGGATACTTGGGTGCAATTGGATTGCCACACAGTGTGGTGTTCCAAAATGATCTAAGTGTAGAAATACAAGAATTAGGACGAGATTTAGACTTTGATAATCTAAGCAGAGGCGAACGTAACAGACTTATACTCTCACTAAGTTGGGCGTTCCGTGATGTTTGGGAAAGTTTATATCAACCTATAAACCTGTTGTTTATCGACGAACTAGTAGATAGCGGTATGGATTCAGCAGGTGTAGAAAATGCCATGGGCGTACTCAAGCGCATGAGCAGGGAAAGAAACAAGAGTGTTTGGTTGGTAAGCCACAAAGATGAACTAGTAGGTCGTGTAAACAACGTACTCAAAGTTGTCAAAGAAAATGGGTTTACTAGTTATGACACTGATATTGAAATAGTATAGGAGACATAGAATGTCACACGAACAAATTGTAGAAGCATACGAAGCATATTTAAAAGAGAGCGAAGCATTTGAAACCAAAGGTGTAAAAGCCGCTGCTACTCGCGCCCGCAAGGCATTGGGCGATCTAGGTAAACTTAGCAAGTCACGACGCGCTGAGATTCAGGAAAAGAAGAACAATATGTAATTGTGCATATATACAGAGCACATGGAACCTTGGACTTATAATAATAAAATTGTAGAAGAACTACCCCAAGGTGCCGTGGGCTTTGTATATTTGATTACAAATACAACTAACAATAGAAAATACATTGGCAAAAAACTGGCACAATTTAAAAAAACTAAACCTCCCCTTAAAGGCAGAAAAAACAAAAGGCGCACTACTGTAGAATCAGACTGGCGCGATTATTATGGCTCATCAGACGAACTAACAGCAGACATAGAACTTATAGGCAAAGAAAATTTTAAACGAGAAATTCTTTACTACTGTGAAAACAAATCACAACTAAGTTACATTGAAGCAAGAGAACAGTTCAACCACAAAGTATTAGAATCAGACGAATATTACAACGGGCACATTAGAGTAAGAGTACACGGTAAAGGTATTCTCAATCGACAATTAAATGGCTAACATAGTGTCATTATCAAATTAATTTAGCGTTTACGGTCTGCGCACTAAACCGTCATTGACACAAGTAAAACCAACTTTAGGCACAAAAGATAGCGGCTCTGAGAAAAAGCAACCGCAACTGGAAGCATATTGCTGTTATGATATGTGAAAGGTTCCGAGACTATTCAGTGAAGGCTGGAGTAGGGGGTTAGCGGGTTTCCGCCTCCGTACAGAAATGTAATCTTCTTATAACAGTGAGTGATGGACTAGTTAGATATTCATTCAATACTTCATCCGGAGACGGGTGAAGTATGAGCTCCGGTTCTGTTAGATAATCGCTACTTCGTAGTAAGAAAATAGTTCGAGCGTTAGCGAGAACTAGATGAACGTAGTTCATCTTTATAAGATGATTTGATTAGCCTCTTTGCTAAGTTTCATGTTATCTTCAATCACTTCGTTGAAGTATTTGTATTCGCTCAGAGGAAGTTCTAGAAGTTCCGCATAGGAAACACCACCGCGCATGTACCAACATAATTGTGCTATAGTTTTTCTGATACGATTTACTTCTGTATCAAATCCTTCTAGTAGCCCCTCAATCTCAGGATTAGATAATGCTAAGAGGCGAATACGAAAAAATTTGATTGGTCAAATGTAAATGGTGCAGTGTAACTGTGTCCACATTCATCGCAGGTATGATTTACATCTTTGCTAGGAATAGCCTTGTTAATATCATCTATCTTTGCTTTAATAACCTCAAACAACTGGCGTTCACTGTTTGTAACAAACTCCTGGATAAAATCTGTATCTATTACTGTATCACCTTCGGGTGTTACTATCCTTAGTATAGTACCACTTACGTTCCTTACAGTATAATTTGTCATAGTCTGAAATATTTTGTAGAATCTTTGCTGCTTATCTTCTTCGCTAAGTTCTGTATCATTTATCATAGTCACCATGCGTTGTTGTTCAAACTGTTCCAAATTTTGTGTGTTTACACTTTCATAATCGTTTGGTTTAAGAAAAATTTGCATGCCCTTGTATTCAAGTGGCTCCTGATATGCACTTAAATTTACAGGAAGGTCTAGGAAGTTTCGTAAATCCAGTTCATATTCATCCTGATTACTGCATTGTGGACATGTACTAGTGTACTCCATCTTCTCACCATAACTTGCAATTCTGATAGCAATTAATATTGTATCTAAATCACATACTGGAATACACCAAGCGTTCTTAATGTTTGGCATACAACTGTGAATCATATCCACTACTGCTTGCCCATTCATAAGTGCATCCGGTGTGTTAATAGCAATTTCATCCTTGGTACTCATAGGATATACGGGCAATTCGTTGTTTACAGTCATTTCTAGACTGTTCATAGCCCAATATTCGCCATTGCTGGGTAATTTAATATAGATTGCAGGTTGCCGCATGTATTTTTGTAGCGGATTTGTGCGGTTTTGCATCTGTGCAAGTTGCTCAGGGTTCATCGAAAAGTTCTCAGGTACATCGACCATGTTTTTCTCCAGGTAAATACTTAATAAATAGTATGCAAGTATATTTATATACGCATATAATTGGAGTTTAAAACTTTGCCAACAATTGATGTACCGGGCATCGGAGCCGTACAAGCAGACAATTTTGCTAGTGAACAAACACTGAATCGTCTTATTGATGCTGTAAACAATCAAACTACAGGTGCGGGAGGTATACAGAGTATCTTTGCAACTGTTGCAGGTGATAGTCGCAGAGCTGCAGCAGACCTAAAACGTTTAAGTAGTTCAACTACAACACAGAGTAAAGTAACAGATGAGACAAGTTCCAGTGTTCAGAACCTAGGACGTAGCAGTGCTGGTGTTAGTGCAGCATTTAGCAGTGTTGCAAATAGTTTAAACAATGTGAATATAGAAGCACCTGCTAGTTCACTTGGTCAAATGTTTGATAAAGCGGCTGGATTAGTAAAGGATGGTGGCGTAGCCTTAGGACTAGCAGTAACCGCTGGTGCTGGACCAGTTGCAGGAGCACTGACTGTAGCGGCTACTCAAATAGGCGGGGTGTTAGTATCAGCCCTTGGTGTTGCACTAGGTGATATTGATAAGATGGGTACTGAATACCGAAAAGCAGCGAACAATGGTGCGCTGTTTGGACAAAGCATGCTTAACTTTAGAAACTTTGCACAAACTAGTGGACTTACTATGCAACAGTTTGGCAATGTGCTTGAAAAAAACAGAGAACAGGTTAGCGTGTTTGGTATGGCAACTACAGAAGGTGCAGCACAGTTCTCAAATGCAAATGCAAGAGTAATTAGAGACTATGGTGATGCTTTTCAACGCATGGGTTTTACATTTGAAGAAATAGGCAGCAACACAGCAGAATACCTAGCAGCAATTGCAGAAGGTACACCGGGTGTATACAATAATGCAGTTACTTTAGATGAGGCTACCAAAGGTGCATTTGATCTTGCTGTGCAGCAAAAAGCACTAGCAGCAATAAACGGAACAACTATAGAACAAGAAAAAGAAAAAATGCGCATGCAACGCAAGGATGCGCAAATGAACGCTGTGCTTTTAGGTATGAGCCAAAAAGAACGTGAAGCAGTACAAGCACTAAGCGCACAGTTTCCACAGGCAACACAGTTTATTAAAGAGTTTGTTGCATTTGGTGGCCCAGTCACAAAAGCAGGTAACATGCAAGCAGCAATGTTACCAACACTCACAGGTGCAATTAGTGATACTATAACTACAATACAAGGTGGTGGCGATGTTAAGCCTAGTCTAGAAGCACTGCAACAGATTGCTAAAAGCAGTGGTGCAATAATTTCTGAGACAGAGGGTCTGGCTGATTTGGTAAAACTACAAATTGCTGGCAGTACAAACTCTATTGTGCTAATGGCAGCAGATAACTTTCAAGCCCAGTTTGAATTAATGAATAAAGTTAATAGCGGTGTTGTTGATAATACACTAGCAGAACTGAAAACTAGAGCCGATGGATCAATTGGCGATTTTGTAAACGCAATAGATCCTGCAGCAGAAGCAGCAAACCAATTGACAAAAGCATTTCAGGAAGGCTTTGTTAGTCTTAGTGGTCTACTTGAAGCATTTTATAGAACTGAAACTGGTAGAAATGTATTAAACACTGTAGCAAATACTGTAACTGTGCCAGCACAGGCTGCACAAGCAGCGGCAGTAGACATGGCACCAAGCACTGCAGCAACAGGATCTATGGCTCCACCGGTCGATGCTGCTAGTCGCGGAAGACTTGAACAAACTGATCAAGGACTATTAAGTGGCACAATTGAGAGAATTACTGGCGATAACACAGTATCCAATGCACTTTCTGATATGTTAGCAAAACTAACAGGGATGGAAGAAGTGGCAAAGAGGCAACTAGTAGTTCAAGAGGATCTAGTTAAGAAAGCAGAAGATCAAGTGCGCATCAACAACCAAATGGTAGCGGCACTGAATAACAATTAAAAATTAGGTAAATACGCAATAAGGTAGTATAATAAGACATGAGTTGGAAAAAACATTTCACTGTTGTAAAAGACGCAAGTCCACTTACAAACACACAGGGCGGATCTGACGGTACAAAGTACAGTCACTATAGTAGCCACTTGCCTGAGGTATATTCAGGACATCCAAATCGTACAGAACGCTATGGTCAGTACGAAACCATGGATATTGACAGTGAGATTAATGCTGCACTGGATATTCTTGCGGAGTTTTGTACACAAACAAACACTGAGAATGGCACAGGATTTGATATTCACTTCTATGACACTCCTACTGAGAGTGAAGTTGAAATTATCAAACAGCAACTTATTAACTGGAACAACCTTAACGACTTTGACAAAAGATTGTTTAAAATTTTCCGTAACACACTAAAGTACGGAGATCAAGTATTCATCAGAGATCCAGAAACCTTTGAATGGTACTGGGTAGAAATGAACAAAGTAACAAAGATTATTGTTAATGAAAGCGAAGGCAAAAAGCCTGAGCAGTATGTAATCAAAGACATTAATCCAAACTTTGAAAATTTGACAGCAACAGCCAATACATACAGTGATCACGGCAATCAGGGTGACCTTTACAAGAACAGAGGCTACATTCAGCCTAGTAACTTGTATGATGGCAGTGGCGGCACAAGTGCGCAAGGACGTTTTGATCGTGCGCTAAACGAAAAAGCCATAGAAGCAGAACATATTGTACACAACAGTCTCACAGAAGGACTGGATCCTAACTGGCCCTTTGGTAATAGCATACTAGAACAAGTGTTTAAAGTATACAAGCAAAAAGAACTGCTTGAAGATGCAATTATCATTTACCGTATTCAACGTGCGCCAGAGCGCAGAGTATTCTATATTGATGTAGGCAACATGCCTAGTCATATGGCTATGAGCTTTGTTGAGCGTGTTAAAAACGAAATACACCAAAGACGTATACCTAGTAAAACAGGTGGCGGTGTTAACATCATGGATACAACATACAATCCACTTAGTACAAACGAAGATTACTTCTTTCCACAAACAGCAGAAGGCAGAGGCAGTAAAGTTGATACACTGCCAGGCGGTACTAATCTAGGTGAGATTGATGATCTAAAATTCTTTACTAACAAACTATTCCGTGGCTTGCGTATTCCTAGTAGTTACTTGCCAACTGGATTTGAAGACAGCCCAAGTTCATACAATGACGGTCGTGTTGGTACAGCGATGATACAAGAGAAACGCTTTAATGAATATTGTATGAGACTACAAAGACTAGTAGCAGCAACATTTGATAGAGAGTTTAAAATGTTCCTCAAGTGGCGTGGTGTCGAAATTGACAACAGTACATTTGATTTGCGTTTTAATGAGCCACAAAACTTTAGTAGTTACCGTGAAACTGAAATGGATCAGGCACGGATCAACACGTTCCAAGCACTGGAAGGTTATCCTTATATGAGCAAACGTTTTCTTATGGGACGTTACTTGGGTATGACTGAGGAAGAGATGCTTGAGAATAGTAAACTATGGCGTGAAGAGAATCAGGACATAAGCGTAGAAAGTGAACTGCCTAGTATGCGCAGTGTTGGTGTAACCAGTGGTGGTATACAAGCAGACATAGATGCATTTGAGCCACAAGCAGAGCCAGCAGCCGACGCAGATCCAGCCGCAGGTGGCGGTGAAGAAGGCGGTGCAGGTGAAGCAGGCGCAACTGGTGATGCAAGCCCAGTCGGAAGTACAACACCAGCAGATACTGACACATAAGTAAAATATGACAGTAAAATTCGAGAATATCCTAGCGGCAGCAAACCGCATACATCCTTACATATTCAAAACACCACTGCTAGAATCTCCTAGTTTAAATAATAAACTTGGGAAGCGATTGCTAGTCAAGGCTGAATGTTTGCAATACACTGGATCTTTTAAGATGCGTGGTGCAGCAAATGCAGTCTATAGTTTAGATGATAGCGTAAAACATATTGTTGCTTTCAGTAGTGGCAGTCATGCACTTGGCAGTGCTAGAGCCGCTGCACTAAGAGGGCTTCGTGCTACAATTGTTATGCCCAAGGATGCACCTCCCAATAAAATGGAAATTGCCAAAAGTTTAGGTGCAGAGATAGTAACATACACACGCTTCGAGGAATCGCGTGAACAAATAGGTGCTGAACTAGCAGAAAAATATAACGCAGAACTTATACCCAGTTTTGATGATCCAAGAATAATTGCTGGACAAGGCACTGTTGGATTAGAAATAGCACAGCAAGCAATGGAAAAAGGTGTTAAGCCTGACGCAGTTATAGCCTGTGTTGGCGGAGGCGGTCTTTGTAGTGGACTAGGCATAGCAGTGCATGCAATGATGCCCGATGTAAAAATTTGGTGTGCAGAACCTGAATTTTATGATGATACTAAACGTAGTATTGAATCAGGTAAAATTGAAACTGTGGCAGATACTAGCGTACATACAATTTGTGATGCTGTTGTTAATCGTCAACCTGGCAATCTTACTTTTCCTATTATGAAACAACATTTGTCAGGCGGTGCAGTAATTAGTGAACAAGACACACTTAGAACTATAAAAACACTGTTTGAATATTTTAAAATTGTTGTAGAGCCTGGTGGCGCAATAGCAGTAGCAGCCGCATTAACAGGACAGCATCCTAGTAATGCTGAAACTATAGTTGCAGTGGCAACTGGAGGCAATATCGAACCTGCTATCTTTTCACAAGCACTAAATGTAGATCCATATTTCTAGGATAAATACTTTTATGTTATTATTTGAATTAGATAATCCACAGGCAAAAGAAGAAAAGCAGTATCAGGATAGCACAGCGGCTATGAAAACTGATACTCGTAAGACACGTCTTACCCTAGAGCAATTAAGCAAATTGCGCAAACTTAGCGATCTTAAATCAGTCGAATATCAAGAGTCTGTAAAAGAAATTAGACGCCAGTTTGCACCTGCGCCAGCAGCATAAACCCTTAGTATATTTTTGAGTCCAAAAAGTACGCATTTTACCCTATATAAATAGTTATTACTAAATAAAACTACAAATGCCTTATGAATATAGGAGTTATACAAATGACAAGCAAGTATGAGCAATTGATTGAACTGTTTATCGCAGAAGATGAGCAGGGCGCAAAAGATTTGTTCCATGAGATCGTGGTTGAGAAGTCACGTGACATCTATGAGGGTCTCACAGATGAGGATCAAGTTGAAGAAACTGCAGAAGTAGACGAAGATACAGTCGAAGAAGATGAAGCAGTAGAAGAATCAGATTTTGACGAAGCAGAACTAGGTGGCGATGCTGCCGATGATATGATTGACGACATCGAAGCCGATGAAGAAGGTCTATCAATGGAAGATGAGCATGAAGGCGATGACGACATGGAAGACCGTGTTGTTGATCTAGAAGATGCATTAGACGAATTGAAAGCAGAGTTTGAAGCACTTATGGGTGCAGACGATGCTGACGACGGCGACGCAATGGACATGGAGCCAGAAATGGATATGGACATGGACATGGGCGACGAAGAAGGTGAAGAAGAAGATGAAATGGAAGCAGTTGAATCTGAAGAAGTAGAGGAAACTGAAGAAATGGTCCGTGAATATACGGAAAAGGCTCCTGCACCTGTAACTAGCGAGCAAGGTGATGGATCATCAGGTCCAGTGGCTGGCAAAAACGACATGGGCGGCAAAGCAGTCGATCCAACAGGCGAAGAGTCAGGCGGAGCAACACCTAAATCAACAGTACAAACTGATGCGGCAGACACACGTGGCGCAACAATGAGTAAAGCATAATTTCTATGTTGTACTTGAGAGAAAACCTAACGTTTAAGGATGCAAATGTTGTTTATGAAGCAACGGAAAATTCTAACGGCGGCAAGGATCTCTACATGAAAGGCATTTGTATCCAGGGCGGGGTAGAAAACGCAAACAAGCGTGTTTACCCTGTCTCTGAGATTACCAATGCTGTAACTACCATCAACGAGCAAATTAAAGAAGGCAACAGCGTTCTTGGCGAAGTTGACCATCCAGATGATCTCAAAATTAACCTTGATCGAGTATCGCATATGATTGAAAGTATGTGGATGGATGGACCTAACGGATATGGTAAATTAAAGATTCTTGAAACACCAATGGGTCAACTTGTGAAAACAATGATCAACGGTGGAGTAAAATTAGGAGTTAGTAGCCGAGGCAGTGGAAACGTAAATGAATCCAGTGGTCAAGTTGCTGATTTTGAAATTGTCACAGTTGACGTTGTGGCACAACCCAGTGCACCAAATGCATATCCAGTAGCGATTTACGAAGGACTACTTAATATGCGTGGGGGGCATAAAGTGCTTGAC